ATGAACGAAAAAACATCAAAAATGGTACCTAAGAACCATTACGACCAAATGGAAAAAGCCACAAGACTGAAGCTCCGTAACGAGTTCCTAAAAAGAAGCGGTATGTCATTGATTACATTCTATGACAAATTAAGAAAAGACTCCTTCAAACCTTTGGAAAGAGAACTATATGAGAACATTTTCATAATTCAACAAAATTAAAAATCCAAGCAAATGATTTCTGCACATGAGAAGATGATGGAAACGATACCCAAAGAGTTCAAACGTATAATGTCTGGAGTAGAGGCGGCGGTACGCAGCGGAAAAACAAGATACCTCATAAGTAGCAGACATTTAAAACCTGAATATGAAAGAGCTTTGTTAGGTGTTGGGTATGAAATTAGAAAAGGACGTGTAGCAACTCAAATTATATGGTAGCATTTATCTCCAATATTGAATTTTACAACACCCCTGAAGGTGATGTGATGATGAAAGAGTTCGGGCAGCCGGCTGTTGTTCTCAAGGAGGCTGACCGCCCGACTATCGAACACATGCTTGCTGTCATCAGGGACAGATATCCGAAAGCACATGCCCGGCTGATGCAGCTCTATTCAGCCAGCACGATGAATCGTTGGCATTATGAATTCCGGGTAGTTCATCGTTTCATCCGATGCAATTTCGGAGAGTATGACCAGTACAATCTTGACATTAACAAGGATGGACAGTTTGTATTCGAGGAGGTCAAATGCCCGTTACGGGGTGAATGTGAACATGAAGGGGTGATATGCAGACCGGAGCTTGATACAGCACTGACCGATCGCGAGATGGATGTATTCCGGCTCATTGCCTCCAACTGCCAAACTGATGAAATTGCGGCAGAGCTACATATCTCGCCTTGTACGGTTAACCGCCATCGGGAGAATATCAAGGCAAAAATCAAGGTTCGCAATGTGGGTGAGATGATTTCCTACTGGCATCGGAATCAAATGAAATAAGCCCACCGTGAGGTGTGCCATCTGTGTTTAATGTGTATTCTATGGCTGTGGCGGTCTGCGAAGATAGTCCGGCCCCTCATACTGCATTCAAATGGTAGCGGTATACTTAAGATTTGCCGCGACTGGGGTTCGATTCCCCTATATGAGACGATGATTTACTAACTTAATAAACAGAATATATGAATAATAACAAAGGTTTTTCCTCCATTTCCACTCCTGACGGACAGTTCAGGATATGGATTCCACGTCCGACGGCTTCGGGCAGAGTAATATGCAACTGTGGCTTTGCACTCAAGAGCCATCTTCCTTTCGTCGATGCCGTTGATGCGCTGGACTACCTGCAGGTAGACGAAGTTCGGCAGATAGACCAGGACCTTAGTATCCTTGTTATTTCATTTCTCGATGCACCGCATGAGTGCATGCTGAAGATGATAGAAGATATCCCCGAACTTATGGAGCAATACTTGGTAAATACATAAGATCTGAATGCTATGAGATACTTTATAGACAACATCAAGACTTATGCCAGTGTCAACAAAAAAGGCAGGGCATTACAGATATACGTGCAACAGTTTGACCGACATCTGATTGCTGACGAATGTTCTTTGGATGCACTGAAGTGTGACATCGAGCACCAGATTAAGGTTATGAATGAGAAATACCCACGCAGCCGTCCGGTTCGGCTCGAGGTATATGAGAATGCCAAGGGTGGACAGTGGACTATTCTTGTGGAGCATGACAGCGACAGCATTGTCTGCATCATATCCTATGAAAAGGTGATGGGCTATTATACCTTGGCAGATAAGATAGATCAATTTGCAAAAATAGGACAGTGATGAGTAATGTGATTGTTTTTTTGTGGATATCACTAATTGTGATAGTGGCAGTCTTGATACTATGTGTCTGGGCAATGCGGAAAGCATCCGGATCTTACCGGATTCTCTTTCTCTTTGATATTATCGTCTTGATGATAAATATTGGGATAATAGGATTTGCAATTGGTTGTTTATCTAATATGCGGTAATATGAGAGATTTGAAAATGACAGATTTCCCGACATATCTTTGGGAGACCCTTGACGTGTATCAGGACAACAGTTACTGTTACAATATCCGCCCTGGCCAACATGTCGTTGGAGATTTATTCGACAGTTCCAGAACGAAGCTGGTATCATACAACAGAAAATCACATGTGCAGATAATCTGTGTATGCGACCCCTACAAGCCGCCTTTCTATGCGCGTGAATGTATGTATGGTGTATATTCGGCGTGGAAAGAAATCGGAGAGGACATCTTTAACCTGGAGCTGATGGGGTATTCTACCAAGCAACAATTCCCACCCCTATGTACATCACACCATTATTTTTGAATATTATGGAAAATGAATCATTTGAAAGGGCCAAAGCCATTAAGGAAGAGATTGAAAAGTGTAATTCTCTTCTTGAGTCAATTCTAAAAAGCAGCAGGGAATGTTGTGTGTATCGCGATGCCGATAGGGGTACTCGTGATCTTGTTGTTATCCCCCTTCCCAAGTATTGTACCCAGTACATTATTGATGGACTTTACGTGAGAAAGTGCCGGATGGAGCAGGAATTTAAAGAGTTATAACAATCTAATAATAAGAATCATGGTAACCAAAACAACATTCAAAAAGAAATTTCCGGACGTTAAGGTGCAGAAGCTGCAGACCAGCGTTGTCTTCAGCAGGCAGCAGGTAGAAGAAACCGTATTGAAGATGTGCGATTTTTTTGGTGTCGGACTGCTTTATTACAATTATGCAAACAGATGGATAACCGTTTATACCTCCGAGAAAATGAAAAAGGCACTGGACTCAATGAAACCGGGTTCTGAGGTATTTCACGAACATTATGGTGTCTATGGTAAAGTGATAAGCGATAAGCCATTTGTCATTTGTGGAGAATTGTGTATTAGGGTTGACTTCGGGGGAATGCCTGAAAGTGGAGCATACTGTTGTACATGTTTTGTAATGTAATCGAATAAATATGAATATAGATAAAATCATCTTCAATCTCCTAAGCGCACATAGGTGGGTTAGGTATTGGATACAAAAAGAGATTGTAGGCTTGACAATGCCTGGTGAATACGTTGAGATAAGGAGTTCTTTCTTATCAGATAAAGATCTTGCTGATATTTTAGAAGCTGGATTCAAAATTAAAAGCATCTGCTCAAAAAAAATAGATGCAGATGCTTATAATGATGTTTTGTTGATGCGTGAACTTTAAATATAACCAGAACAGATATGAAAGAATCAGATGATAAATACAGCAACCGCATTGCAGATGCTGAACAACTCACGAAAGAGGTACAAGCTATTTATTCAGAAATTAAAGTTTTTGAAGATGCTTATAAAAAACAGATTGCTCCGCTTAAACAAAAAATTGCTCAATTGGAGGAATCTTTTCTGGATAAATGGTTGGTTGATTCAACAGGAAGACCTGTTAGTAAAGGAATGGTGATTGAGAAGAATGGAAAGCGATTTAAGGTTCTTAACCGATATCAACAATGTATATTTCAATATTTAGGTAATGCAAGAGTTTCAGTTTTACCTGAAGGTAAAAAGCGAACTCTTGATATTTTTCCCTCTGAATTAGTTGAATTTACTATTGTAGAATTAGCGTAAAACTAAGTAGTAATGAATAAAACAAGAAAGATGATAAGCCTATTCACCGGCATTGGTGGTTTTGACTTGGCAGCCGATGTCCTCGGATGGGATATCTTACTTCAGTCTGAAATAGATGAGTTTTGTTTGCAAGTTTTAAAGAAGTGTTTTCCTGATGTACCCAAATATGGAGATATAAATGAAATCAATGCAAAGAAATATAGAGGCAACGTTGATGTTGTGGCCGGAGGATTCCCTTGTCAACCGTTCAGTAATGCCGGACTCCAAAAGGGACAAGAAGACCCCCGCTTTTTATGGCCGCCAATGTATCGAGTTATACAAGAATGTCGGCCGACATGGGTCGTCGCTGAAAATGTTCTCGGACTTATTAGTAACGCAGACGGAGTGGTCTTCGAGCAAGTGTGCTTTGATTTGGAAAGTGAAGGCTACGAAGTACAACCGTTTATTGTTCCAGCTGCGGGTAAGGACTCTTTTCAAGAAAGGAAGCGAGTTTGGGTTGTTGCCTGCCTTAACAGCTTCGGAAGCAAAAAGGATAAAGTTACGTCGGGAGAGCATTTTAAAGCATTCAGACAAACGAAAAAGCAATTACCTGACTGCACACATTTCGAGAGCTGGGTTCAATCCCTCCGATATTACTCCGGGCTGGATGGAGTGGTTTATGGGATTCCCAATTGGATGGACAGAACTCACGCCCTCGGAAATGCGATTGACCCGCGAGTAGCATATGAGTTTTTAATAACAATAGATTATTTATTAGCGTAAAACTAAAAAGTAATGAATAAAAAAGAAATATCAATGAAAAAAGGTCAGAAGGTACGCATTCTGCGTACCAATCAAGTAGCGACAATCGTCGAAGTGGAGTTAATTCGTAAAGGTGGCAAGGTACATCGGTACTGCCATCTGAAAACAGATGAAAAGTCATATTTGTGGTTGGATGCCTCAGAACTGGGGAGTGTGGTGGAGGAAGTGAAGGTCTCGGTAGTTGATGACCGGAACCGAGAGCTGCATTTGGCTATATGCCATGACTACTCCAAGGATAAGATGACGCTACATCTTACCGGCAAGAATCCGGATAATCTGAAGGAAGCTTCCGGACTATATGTGAAACTGATGAGCTTGTTCATTAGGAGCCTGAAGGAAACGCGGGAACTGTAGGAGCGGATAACGTCCTTGACGATATGGAAAGCCTATTGAAATATAGAATGGAAAATCTTGATTGGATAGACCGTTTCTTGGAGAAGCTTGGCGTCGACGCTTTTCTTAAGTTTGAGACGAGGGTATATAGTGCCCTCGACAAGCTCAAGGTCATGCATTACTATGATATCGGGGGCTCGGTCATACCGGAGCAGCAGGAACTATTTATCAAATTCTGTTGCTGCTATATCACCGGGCACCCTGAATACGAATTCAATGAAGACTATACACAGATATGGAGGAAAGAAAGCTATGAACAATGGAAGATGGCAACCCGATGAGGACAGATACGTCCGGGAAAATGTCAATAAGAAGACATTGGAACAAATGGCGGAGCATTTGGGAAGATCCGCATTGGCTGTACAGTTATATATGCACCGGAAGCATATTGTAGTGGGACAGACAGTCAAACGGAATATGGTGCAGGAAATTCTCCGACTGAAATTCCGGCATCCGGAAAATTTCATGCCCAACCGTGCCTTCTACCAGGAGGTAGGCATCAACCAGATGCGCTGGTGGGATATTTTCTATGGCCGAAAAAATATAAACCAAGAAGAATATATCGCGTTGTCGAAGTATTTCGGCATAACACTGGAGGAGGCATTCGCAGCGCGTCAACTTTGCATATTTGAAGAACAATGATTGATGACGAATTAAAACAGAGAATAAAGGATGCCAACGAGATTACGGACGTGATCGGCCAGTTTGTATCCCTTCACAAGAGAGGTATCAATTATATAGGGATCTGCCCGTTTCATCCGGACCGGCATCCGTCGATGACCGTCAGTCCGTCAAGACAGACATACAGGTGTTTCGTCTGCGGCAAGGGAGGGGATGTCATCCAGTTTGTCCAGGATCATGAAAACATGTCATTCAACGAGGCTGTCACCTGGCTGGCTGGCCGTGCGGGAATCTCTCTTCCTGAACGGGTGATGTCCGACGAGGAAACGGCCAGGGTAAAAGAACGTGAAGCGCAGCGTATAGCGATGAAAGGCGCCGCATTCTTTTTCGAGAAGCATCTTCCGGAAGCGCAACTTTATCTGCATGACAGAGGGTTCAGCCTGGATGACAAAGTCCTGAAGGATTTCAGAATTGGATATGCCCCGACAGGTAACCTGGCTAAAAAGGAGATGCTTGCAGCCGGATTTTCCGAACAGAAGCTGCTTGAAACGGACATCTTGAAGAGAAGCGAGAAGAACTTCACCTTCGACACTTTCAAGGACCGCATCATGTTTCCCTATTTTGATATCAAGGGCAACATAAACGGATATACCGGACGCTGGCTGACCCCGCAGGAAAACACCGGCAAGTACGTCAATACCGGGGACACGCCGTTGTTCAAGAAAGGCACTCACCTTTTCGGTCTGTACCAGGCACGTACTGCCATTGCAAGGTATGATTGTGCGTATATAGTCGAAGGTCAGTTCGATGCCATGTCCATGCACAAGTTCGGTGTCTGCAATACCGTTGCCACCAGCGGAACCGCACTGACTCCGGAACAGATACAGCTGCTTGGCCGATTCACCCATCGCGTGATACTTGTATATGATGCGGATACAGCCGGGCTGAAAGCGTCACTGGCCAACTGTGGGGCTTTCTTGCGTGCGGGTTTCCAGGTCAGTGCAGTTCCGCTTCCTGAAGGGAAAGATCCTGATAATATTGCCCAGGAGCAGAAACTTGAAACCGGGAAATGGCTTGCAAACCGGGAACAAAATTTCCTTCAATATTTTGCCATCTCCTTACGAGGCAAGAATCCCGGAACCGACCCAAACAGAGAGGAAGAGGCAATGCAACGGCTTTCAACCCTCATATCTGTCATCCCTTCGGAAACGCTTCTTCTCAAGTGCATAGAGATAATGGCCGGGATTTTCGGCTGCAACACGGAAGTCATCCAGCGGAAAGTGAATTCCATCTTGCGGCAGCGGAAGACAGCTTCCATCAAGGAGAAAGACAAGATGGCTCCCGGCATATATGGTATCGATATGATTGCGGAGGCACGTAGCGGGAATGAGCCTTGCATCCTGACATCGAATTATCAGGAGTTCCTCACCTTGTATGGAGATGCTCCCATAGCATACGTCCATGGCATTCCTGGAATGAACGACATACAGCAGTTGCGTCAGGCAAGCCAGATGTTCACCTCTGACAGCGATGGCCTTACCATTGCAAAGGACGGTACGGAATCCGGTTACCTTGCCGGATTATCTGCCATTTTCCGTGCCGGGCTCTCCAATATCACCATAACGGTCGAACGGGATGTCCAGGATGATAATGATGAGGAAGGAAGTGACGACGAGGAAAATATGGACGGGGAGGCAAACGATATCATCGAGACTTTCAATTTCGCGAAATTCTATGTATTCCTGCACAAATCTTTTTTTAAGACCTATAATGGCGAGCGTGCTCCCTATATCGAACGTTGTGCCGAAATAATCAGCTACGCGGAAGATTCGGTACGCATCATCAACTTTACCTACTTTCAGAATTGCCTGGGTCTGACCAAGCAAGCCCTGAATGAAATACTCAAGCCCTATCTGGCCAAACGCAAGTCACGCATGGCCATCAATGCACAACGGACGGACGATGACTATACTGAAGAGAATTATGACCCGGACGAACTTCCCCGTTATGTCCAGGACAATCCGGAATATCTGCAGATGTTCCAGCAATGCAATTACTATCCGAAGTTAAACAAGCAGGGGGAACCGGTATGCTACCTTTTCAAGAATGAGAAGTCCGGCCATACCATGGTAGGTGATTTCTATATGATTCCACTTTTGCATATTTACTCGGACAACGACGAGGAAAACAAGCGTGTCCTTAGAATAAACCGCCGTTATTACAAGACACCGCTTTACATTGAGGTGAATTCCAAAATCCTGGCCAAGAAAAGCACTATTGAGGAGAAGCTGATTATGCTGGAAGCAGTCAACTTCACCAATGGTGAAGAGAAACATTGGACTAAAATACGTGAATATATGAGCAGACATTATGTTACTTGCACAGAGGTTTCCACATACGGGAACCAGCAAGAAGACGGTTTTTCCCGACGGGAAGACCAGCAGTTTTTTGCCTTCGCCAACGGCATCTTCCATGTTGTTGACGGAATACCGAGATTTGATGCGGTAAATGAGCTTGGAGTGGTCACTCACAATGGCCGGAATTATTATCTGCCGGCATTCTCCACCATATATGCCGGTTCCGGCAAGCAGTCCGACAAGTACGAACTTATTTCACAGCTTGTCTATAAGGAAATCCCTATAGACAAACGTTGCACTTTCGACGAATGGGCCTCACTGATGGACCGTGTATATAAAATCAACGACAACGGGAAATGGGCCATTCTCTTTGCCATCATGTGTGCTTTCCGAAGCAATATACACTGCATAGACCGTTTGTTTACAGCGCCATTCTTTATGGGACCGATGTCATCCGGAAAAACACAGATTGCGATATCCATCCGTTCCCTGTTCATATCTCCCAAGATACCGATTTTCAACCTGAACATCGGTACCGATGCCGCCATGTCCACATTGATGAGCACTTTCCGGGATGTTCCGGTTGTCCTTGATGAATACAACAATAAGGATATATCAGATATAAAGTTCCAGGCACTTAAAGGAATAGTATATGATGGCGATGGAAGACAGAAGCGTAAAGGCACATCCGGCAAGGAGATAGAAAACGACAAGGTATACGCGCCGGTTGTCATTTGCGGCCAGGAAACTCCCCAACGTGATGATAATGCACTCATGTCACGTATTATAGTCTGCGAAGTCCCCAAACCGAAAAACCGAACCCAAGAGGAAGTGGAGCTTTTCAACAAACTCAAGGATATAGAGGATCCGGCCAAAATCGGGTTGTCGAATGTCCTCTTTGAAGTCCTTCAGCTGCGTCCGCTGGTAATGCAGCATTTCCGGGCACTGAAACAGAAATCCTATGATGAATTGAAGCAGGCGCTGATAAATGCCGGTGAGATTGACCGCCTCATGAAGACTGCATCATTGTTTCTGGCGACATGCAGACTGATTGAGGATTATACAGAGTTGAAATTACCGTTCACCTATGAGGAGTTTTTTAAAATAGCCTGCGATAAAATCAAATTCCAGGTGGAACTGATTTCCAAGACGGATAAGCTGGCCACATTCTTCAAGGCTATGGATGTGATGATTGATACCAAGGCAATCAGGGAAGGCAGGGACTTCGCCATTGATACACCGGAACGAATCACCATCAAGCTGCCCGGAGGAGAGAAGAAAGAGGTTCCTATTCCTGCAGGAACCCGCGTGTTATTCCTACGCGTCAGTACCATCTATACGCAGTACGCACGTTCTTCTTATAATCAGGAAGACTCAACGCAGTCGACCATCGAGCAGAACCTCCGCTCCCATCCCAGTTACCTGGGCTTTGTCCATGCACGCCGGTTCAATTGGTATGAAGTCGTGGAGGTACCACGCGGCGGTTTCGAGGAAGATACTCCCAATGAAACCGGAATTCCGGTAAAGCTCAACAATGACATGGTGCGTAAAGTTGAGAAGAAGTGTACCAATTCCAGTTGCATAGCTATCAACTACGAAATTTTCAGAGAATTATATAGCATTGATTTGCAACGCGGTTCTGAAGAATCCCGTGTTGACGATAATCCCGACAATGACCCTATCGGAGCAATCGGTGCCCCCCAGGAACTGAAGTTCTGATGTTACATTTTCCTATATCACAAACCAGACATTTATTCCCGGTGGCCGCCCCATCGGGAATAAATGCTTTTTTATATTCTGATTTACGGACATTTCGTTCGGTTTCATCCTCCTGGTATCTTATGATACTTCCCTACTCCATCCCCCGGACCCCCTGGAATAAAAAGATAAGCAATATAGAGGGAGTTTTGAAAAGAAAATATTTCAAAAGAGGCGTCCAACAGTCCAACAGTCCAACAAGAGAAAGAATTTTAAAATGTAACTCTCTGTTGTATAGTAGTATATATTTTCTATTTAATCATATATATATACTACAATGGCGTTGTCTTGTTGGACGCTGTTGGACGTGTTGGATTGCCATTTTTCAACCATCCAACTGGCTCCGTCCAACAAAAACGGCAAAAAATGCGGCTTGTTGGACGTGTTGGACGTCCTCCAACAGTATTTTCTTTATAGTAAATTTGTATAACTAAATAATAATCAGTAACTTTAATAATGCTGTTGGACTGTAGGACAGTTGGAAGCAAAAATAAACAAAAACGGTTTCAAAAAAATTTTTTAAGGAAATGAGCATGATTACGACGAGTATTTCAATTACACCTTACCTGGCTGAATATCTGCGTGGAAAGTACAACAACGGTTCGGATGAACCTTTCCGTATTCCTGACAATACGGACTTGTACCATGTGATATGGACGCTGATGTCGCGGCGTCATCAGAACCAGTCTCCCATAGATGACGGTAATCTGACTATCATACTCCCGGAGAGGCGTATCGGTAAGGATCCGGAAATATACAACTATCTGTCTCCACGGTCGGCCAAAATCATAGAAACGGAAATACGCAGGATGTTCAACCGGGAACTTCATACGGCAATGGACGAGAACGACTTGAACGGGCATGAGTTGAACAATCTCGATATCGTTCACAATTTCCTATGTGCGTATTGCATAGACAGCATCAGTGAGGATGCGTTGCTGAAGAACTTCTATCGGTGGCGGGAGAACATCCGCAAGCGGAAAAAACGCCGCGAATATAAAAAGAAGTTAAAAAACGGCTAAAAAATCACCGACCGAACTATGCGTTTTGTCCCAAAATGGCGGACAAAATGTCCTATGTATGGCGAACTTGTTGAATTACAAATAAATATCCTAATATGAAAGAACTTTCCATTCAGATTAAAGTCTATCCGGTGAGTAACATGCGCCAGGATGTCTATCGGTTCATGGCCGATGAGTTTGAGTTTACTCCGGTACCGGAATCCTCAGAGGCGGGCCGCTGTTTCAATTGCAATAAAGATATAAGCATAAGCCTTCCTCCATCCGGAGTGATGAAAGACTTCCTGGCTGGCAGGTTCTGCATTGTCGAGTTCACTGACACCAGGCACCGGAGTTTCCGGATCGGGGACAAAAAAATACCCGCCATTGTCTCGATATCCCCCAATCTGAATTCGGCAACTCTGAAAATTGAATGCAAAATGCTCAGTTCCCCGCTATTGTAGCGTCCTTCACCCCTTTCTGCAGGCTGCCTATCTTCGCTGAAAAGATACGCAATGAACAGAACTTATCTACGCCAGCTTCTTACTTTAAATATACACCGGCTTCTTATCACGGCAGAGGGCTTGTCTTCTGCCATGATAGAGGCTTTTCCATTGGTGCCCGCTGACAGTCTGCAGCCGACATCCTTTTTCTTCAATGAAAATCCTCCCACATATAAAGAGACATCGAAAAAGGCCCTTTCACTTCTTCAGCAGGAAATGAAGGCCCGTTCAGAACTCCAGGGTATAACCGTCACCGATGACTTCTCTTCTGACGAACTTCCTGAAGGCAGTATCGCCTATCACCGTATCTGGGGATTCATCACCTCAGATTGTCAGTGGTATTTCTCCTCCAAGCAGTTCGAACGGGACCTGCTTGCGGCAGAAGCCAATCCGGCCATAACCTGCCATTTCCTGCATGTGAACTCTCCGGGAGGGGAAGCATGGTATATGGACAGACTCAGTGAGACGATGCGCTCACTCGGCAAGCCCGTCATGACATTGGTTGAGCAGTGCAACTGTTCGGCCAGCTATTATATAACCTGCCATTCCAGTTTCATTGCCGCACTCACGGCCTATGATACCATCGGCTGCATAGGAACCATGATTTCCACTTGTAACTATGACGGATGGTTCGAAAGGATGGGTCTCAAACTCATCCAGGCCAAAGCCACGAAATCAGATCTGAAGAATAAAAAGACGGATGACTTGCTCAGAGGGAAACCGGAACAGTACATCAAAGAAGAACTGGATCCACCCAATGAACAGTTCCTTGCCGCCGTTCTTGCGTCCAGACCGCAACTGGGCAACCTGCCGGAAGACGATCCGGTATTCCGTGGTGAAACGTTCGATACTCCGCATGCCATCGATAAAGGGCTGGTTGACGCCTCCATGACTTTTCCCGAAGCTGTGGTCAAGGCTGTAGAGCTCGGTCGCAGCTATATGGAGATTGAGAATATAAAAAGAAGTGCTCTCAACTATTTATAACTTAACTTTTGTTTATCATGAATTTAAAGGAAAGAATTCAGACCGTCCTGCAGAAACTGAATCTGCTGGACAAAGCGAAAGCCAATCAACTGACCCAGGAAGAATGGGGACAGATAGTCAACTCCTATAATCAGGAGTACCAGTCTATCCTTCAGGATGACTTGGCTGCAGACCAGGCGGCGCAACGGCAAACGGTTGCCGTCACCCAGGAACAGATTGACCAGGTACAGTCCATTCTTGGAAGTATCGTTAATCCGGTACAAACCAATTCAACAGCCACGGAAGAGGAAAATAGTGGGAATGGACCGGTGCAGACCATTTCACAGCCAGCCAACGGTGAAGGCCTGGTGCAACTGGCCACCGCTGTGCAGAGCCTGGTTGACAATATGAACAACCGCGCGGAGGATGATATCCCTTCCCGGACAGTGACAGCCGCTTCCATCATGTTCACGGGACCGGCAGACCGGTCCCGGTATCTTTTCGGTATCGAAAACCAGATGTTCTCCATGTCCGAACGTTGGAACAAAATTGCTGTCAATCCGGCCTCCGCTTCTTCTTACGGTCCATGGAATGAAGAGATTGAAGGGGCCGCTTTCCGTCGCCAGGCCGTTACTTTCTCCCGTTCACTGCAGCAGCGTTACGATTATCTGCACAGAAACGGCATGCTTGACGCCAAACGTCTGGCAGCCGGAGAATTCAGTACGAACTACGAAGGGGTGGATACAGCCGGTGTGGGCAACCAGTATGTGGTTCTGCGTCAGGACTATTTGATTGCCCGTGTACTCTCAGTCCGCGACCTCACGCAGTATTTTCCCGTCCGCTATGGAATTCAAGACCATGACCTCGTGTTCAATGCCTTCTTCTCCGAAGTTTCCCAAGCTTACCAGCAGGGTGAAATCTGGAAGGGTGACATGAAGCTTGAGAACGAGATGGGTCATGTGGATGATGCGATGATCAAACTCAAGTTCGGTCCGATGAAAGAACTGGAGCGCATGTACATCGCTTATCTGAACAAGGAAGGCTCCGATCCTATCAAGTGGACCATGATCGAGTTCTGCATCCTAAACTCATTGGAAACTGCGCAGGTGGAGCAGAATAAACGCCGTATGCGGGGTATCTATGTCAAGCCGGAAACGGGTGTCGCAGGCAGTTACTTGAACGCATCGACCGGAATCATATACACACTGGTCCGCTACATGCATGAGTTTAAGATTCTTCCCCATGACGATGAGTCCTATCGCAGCTACACGGCTTCCAACATGTTGGATTCCGTTCAGGAGTTTGTCGGCGATGTGGTGGCATCCTGCACAGAAGACATGGATCTTGACCGCCACGTCCTCTATCTGAATAAGACCCATCTTCCCTGGTGGATTAAGAATGTCCGCGCCAAATATGGAAAGGACATTGACTTTTCCGGTCCAGACAGTTACCGCAATGTGGTACCTGACACGAATATGCGTATCATCTGGTTGCCTTACCTCGGTCAGCTTCCCCTCATGTTCATGGATGTTCCGGGCAACCTCCAGTTCCTGGAATTCGTACCGGGCGAGATGCTCTCTATCAAGGTGAAAGAGGACATGGAACTGGTAAAGGCATGGTCCACCTGGAAAGAAGGCACCGCCGCTTCGTTCACCGGCCGCCGTTTTGACAGCCTGGAAAAACTGAAGGCCAACAATTACGAATGGCAGCAGATCTTCATAAACAAACCTACCGTCGATATGGCAGCGGACGCGACCACTGTCGATGCTTCAAAGGGATTCTGGCAGATAACAGCGGCCAACACTGGAGCCAAAGCGATTACGGATATTACGAATGCCAAAGCCGGTGTAGCCTACATCATTGAATGTGGCAGCACGGAGAATGCCACTACCATCGCCAAGTCGGACAAGTTTGCCGACATTACGGAAGCTTATACTCCGACCAAAGAGGGTGACTATATAATGGTAATCCTGAACAGTAAGGGTAACTTCTTGGAACTGGAACGTCAGGTAGGCGGTGTACGCAAGGTGAACGCTGCACTCCAGCCCAACATTCCTGGAGTCAGATAATTGGTTGTCTATAAGAACAGATTGTTTTCAGGTAGCGCGGGGCGGGTCCACTTAAGCCCGCTCCGTTTTTTATAACTTAAAAACTAAAATTGTATGAAAGCAAAAAGAATTTCAAATCCTTTCCGTAAAGGGAACCAGGCTGCCCGTAAGATGCAGGTCCGGTTTTTCCTTTCGCTGATGGTGCTTCTGGCACTCGTGTTTATTCTTGATATGGTCATGTCTCCCGGTTCTGTGCTGGGAATTTACGGATTTTCCGGTACCACACTGGCCGCCATGATGGTCATCGGTGACGTGGACGATGTATCCGACCGTAAGACGCACGGCTCGAATATAGCCTACAAGATTTACCTGGTGGATGTCGACCAGATAAATTCCGATGTCCCCTTTCCGCTTCCAAACCAGCAGCGTGAGATAAGCACCATCCCGATGAAAGCCGGACAATACATGAAGTACTTTGCGGCGCACGATATTCCCACCTACACTTCAACCGGTGAGAAAGGAGACATTACCACCAGCGGTACCAACACTTTTGTTGCCGTCATGGGCGGCATGCGTGACCAGCTGCTCGATTTCATTGAACAGCATGCCGGAGGCAAGTTCATCATCCTTTTCAAGGAAGTGGGCGATGCGCAGTGGTATATTCTCGGCAACTATGACCGTCCGATGGTACTCTCCTCCTTCGAGTCCAAAAATGACAAGGACGGGCGTTATGTAACCTATACCTTCACACGTACAAGCATTGACCAGTACTACAAGTATACGGGCGATATTGTCCGTGCTCCGGCAGCTGCTCACACGGCTGGCGCAACGGCACTTGCCATTAAATCCACCAACAACCGTTATACCATCCCCGATGGCAATGAAGGCACATACGCCATTTCCACTGTCAGCGGATTGACAGCCAATGATAAGGGACGTTACATCACACTTGAGGGTACCGGTACCGACAAGGCGGCCACCATTGCCGACGGCAACAGCTTTGTGCTTGAGGATGGAGCTACCTGGACAGCCAAAGCGGGTTCTTCCATCACCTTCATGGTGCTTGATGCCTCTACACTTGTCGAGGTATCCGGCAGCCGTGTGCAGACAGCTTAGTAAAAAACACCTCTTACAAGTCAGCAGAATTCCCTTATAGGCAGCGTGTTGGCTTGTAAGACTTAAATCTGTATGTTATGTATAGTTTCAAAGAAAAGAAGACACATTTCGTGGCTCTCCGGAATCCGGATGTGGCACAATATGACCTTGAGTTACTGGCTAAAGAAGTTCCTGGATTTCCGCAGCTTGCCACATTCTCACGCAATCCCAAACGTTATGCCGATGATATCCTTTATGCACTGTTAGATTGTGCTACACGTGAGAAGATACGTGAGTATCGCCGGGCTATGATCGCAAAAGAGGCAGAAGATGCCGGAGAAAAGAAAACAGAAGCCCCTGCTGCGGAAAAACCGGCCGAAAAAAAACAGCAAATGCCCAAAGGGGAAACAACACATGCTGAAGGAACCGGTCCACATGACGACATTGAAAAGCCTGAAACAGTTCCGGCTGACAACTCGGCAGAAGAGTTGAAACAAGCGCTTGATGAAGCGGAAGCCCGTGCTGAAGAAGCCGAACAGCGTGCCGATGAAGCGGAGGAAGCCAGGGATGAAGCGGAAGCCCGTGCCCAGGAGACTGAGCAGGCGCTGGAAGAAGAGAAAAAAAAAGAGCCGGCCAAGGTTCCGGTAAAGTCCAAAAGCAAGAGGAATACCCGCAAATCGACTGGGACAACCTCTTCGACCCGCAAGTCCAAATAGCCACACTCATCTACAACGACCGCGTGGTCACTTGGAAACAGATGAAGCAGCTCGACGAAAGTCTGGAAAGAAAACCGCAGAAGCGTGACATCATGGACATGGTGGAACTGCGTATCCGTAATCTTCAGGCATTCGATGAGCTGCAATCGTTCAACGACACTGGGAAGTTCCTCTACATTCATCCGCTCATAGCCCACCAGTCAGAGAGAGCACAACTGGAGAAGCTGCTGCAGACGGACCCGCAGGAGTTCCTGCGCCTGCATAAGAATGTGACGGACAATATCCGCAGATACGAGTGTTACCTGAAACGCGCTGACAGGCAAAACAAGCGCACCCAAGACAAGGAGAATCTCCGACGTCACCGTGAACGGGAATCACTGTTCAAAGCAATATTGCAAAAATTCAATTCGAAGTAAAATGGAAAAGCTGATAGAAGTATTTAATTTGGGTGGTTTGCCTACTGCCCCGCTGGATTCGTTCTTGGAGCTTCAGGAAGACTTCAAGAAGTCTGATCCTGACAAATTATCGAAACTGCAGATGCTTATCATCACCCGTGGTTTCAAGTATGCATTCAAAGCCTGGCAGGATCCGGACGGAAAGCTCTGGATTATCGATGCCCATCAGAGACGGAAGGCACTGCTTGCATTGCGCAAGTCTGGGTTTACAATACCGGAAATACCTTATGAACCCATTTTTGCGGCAGACAAGAAGGAAGCGGTAGAGGAAATAGCAGCCTATAATTCCGAGTTTGCCACCAGGAATCCGGATACCCTGCTGTTCAAAAAATATAATATAGATTCTGACACCCTGCAGCGCTTCAACCTGGGTTATGAGGTCAAGACCACTGATTTCGGGCAGGTATCTCCCTTGTTTGCCCAAGAGCATGAGTCGGAAAATGTGCAGGAAGATGCCATCGATTTTAATGTTCCTGCATTTGAAGATACTGTAATTGCCAGACCCGGCGATATATGGTTACTCGGTAACCATCGTCTGATGTGTGGCGATTGCCGTTCCAAATCGGACATCACGGCGCTGATGGATGGGCAACATGCGGACTTGTGCGTCACGGATCCACCGTACAACGTGAACTATGAAGGCGGTACAGAGGAGGAACTCACCATCCAGAACGATTCCATGGAAAACGACTTGTTCGCCACCTTTCTCAGGCAGGTGTTCTCTGTCATGTTCGCCGTACTCAAGCCGGGAGGATCCTACTATATATTCCATGCGGACAGTGAAGGCGAGAATTTCCGGGCTTCTCTCAGGAAAGTGGGATTCAAGATTGCACAATGCTGCATCTGGGTAAAGAATACTATGGTGATGGGACGCCAGGATTATCAATGGCAGCATGAACCTTGTCTCTATGGCTGGAAACCGGGTGCCGGACATCAATGGAATTCCGACCGTAAGCAGACTACCGTCTGGAATTTCGACAAGCCGCAGCGCAATGCCATACATCCGACAATGAAGCCCATAGCCCTTATGGCATATCCTATATCCAATTCCAGCACTCCCGGTCAGATAGTCCTCGACATCTTCTCCGGATCCGGTTCTACACTCATGGCATGCCAGCAGATAGACCGTATCTGTCATGCTATGGAGATAGACCCGAAATATGTTACAGCCACCATTCACAGGTACCGCGCCATGTTCCCTGAACAGCCCATCCGGTTGATTCGGAACGGGAAATCACATGATGTGGAACAGACAGCAAAGATTATGACTGGCCCAAACAAGGTAATCCAATGAGACATGCATCACTTTTCAGCGGAATAGGTGCGCCGGAATTGGCCGCTTATTGGTTGGGTTGGGAAAATGTATTCCATTGCGAAATCAACCCATTTTGCAGACAAGTACTTAATTATTGGTTCACTAATTCAAAAAGTTATGAGGATATCACAAAAACAGATTTTAGAGAATGGCAAGGGAAAATTGATGTCCTCACAGGAGGATTTCCATGCCAACCGTTCAGTGTGGCCGGAAAGAGAAAGGGAACAGAAGATAACCGCTACCTCTGGCCGGAATTTAAACGTGCCATACGGGAAATCAGACCGCCTTGGGTTGTTGGTGAGAATGTTGCTGGCATCTTATCAATGGTACAACCCAGCAAGAAGGCTGACATGGAAAGTATGCCGACTACGGAGCATGAGGATAAACAAGAGTTTGTCATCGAAACCATCTGCAAGGATCTTGAAGCCGAAGGATATACTGTCCAACCGATTGTTATACCGGCTTGTGCCGTCGGTGCGCCCCATAGAAGAGACAGAGTCTGGTTCATCGCTTGTAACAACAGCTTCAGATTACGAAAAAAAAGGAGCAAAGGAAAATCGGATATGGATGGCAGAATACCTCCGTACGAATTTGTTGCAGACTCCCACGACTGTCCAACGTTGCGAAGCACCGGAAAAAATGAAGGAAAGGACACTCAAAAAGGGGTACAAGAACGGAACGACATACAACAGTCTGCTAAGCCAGCTTGTTTATGGGGGACTTCTTCCTACTCCTCAAGCGGCAGACAGTTCAATTGGTGCAGTAATAGGACAGAACGACCGCTTTATCATTACGAAGAACGGGATGTTTCGGAAAGTGAATCAGAACGGTTCGAACGGAAGTGTGGGACTTGGAAGGATTTTCCATCTGATGAGCACACCGACTGCGTCGGATTGGAAGGGAGGCTCGACAAGGAAAAATCCCTCTCTCCAGAGAACGAGTCTGCGTGGGGAAATACATGCGGATTACGGTATTGGGAAGACTTCCCAACTCAACCCCCTATTTGTCGAGGAGATGATGGGATTTCCGACTTATTGGATACTGATGCCATTTTTAAAGGCTCCCGGTCCATCCGTCAAAACTCTTATTCCAGATGGAGGACAGAAGCTATAAAAGCCTATGGAAATGCCATGGTGCCGCAAGTGATATATCAGATATATAAGACCATCAACGAAATAGAACAATAACATGAAAAATGAAATCAGTCCAACTTCAAATGTCGATAAGGCCACCTTGATAGGTGACGAATATGTATCCCAAGTGCGTACTTTCGGTGCCTTGGGGTACACTCCACACCGTATATGTACGCTTCTCGGCCTGCGTGGGAAAGAAAAAACGGCACTTATAGTCCGTCTGTCGATACCCGGTGACGTATATTACGACGCCTACCATAACGGTTGTGCCCTGGGAGAATACAATATCGATGCCGAACTTGCCAAGAAAGCCGAGACCGGTGATGTGTCGGCCATTGAGACCTTGGAAACACGTAAGCAGGAACGGACAGTCAAAGACTTAAGAAACCAACTTTTTGGAATATGACCAGACTCGACACCCTTGATAAGATACATCCGGACTTGATAACCGCATTCCTCACCACCGGGAAGTGTGATGGCATTCCTGCCGATGTGCAGTTATTCCTCAAGCAGCTGCAATGGGCGGCGGAGATTTACGAATACGAGCGTAACATCACCCGTGCCGCCAAGCAGCTGCGCCAGCGCATCAATGCCCAGCAGCAGATTAATGTGGATGAACGTACATGTAAGGCACGCATTTATGCGGCCATCAATTACTTCAATATCGACAACAATGTGTCCATCAAGGTGTGGGAGTCCAACTATGCCGACAAGTACGAGGATCTTGCCAAACTATGTGCGGCTGCCGGTGACTACAAGACCCAGGGCAAGTGCTATGCCGCCGCCCTGGAGTGCCGTCGCCGTGCCGCCGAGATTGCCGAAGCCGACCGTAACCTGGGGATCGTCTTCCTGATATCTCCCGAACTTACTCCGGAAGACCTGGGATACAGCAAGGCCTCCCTGAAGGAGATTGCCTCCAAGCACAATAAAGGCTTCTATCTGAACTTGATAGAGAACCTTCCCATCGAGAAGGCCGAGAAGAAGCGTCTGCTGCGCGATGCGGATATTGAGGAAGCTGAATACGAAGAACTTAATGAAGAGTAAGATGGAAACTGATATTGAAACCACTTCCCGGTTTGAGGAATACTACATGAACCAGATGCAGATACTGGTCAATGTCATCGATGCCAACAACATATTTGCCGAAGTGGCGCGTGCAGGTGGCAAGACGGAAGGTATCACCGGCCCACGTATCATCCGTGTGGCCAATGACATGCCAGGCGAGCTGTCGTTTCTGGTACATAAGACCTACGTTGCCCTGATGACGAACGTATGGCCCAACCTTCAGGCTTATTTCTCCAGGGAAGTCACCGTAGGTGGGAAGGTACGTTCCATGCTGGAGTATGGCATCGATTATGTGGTGGGCGAAAATAAGCTCCCTTCTCATTTCCGCAAGCCCCGATATCCCATATCCTACCCCAAACACAGTGTCGTTTTCCGGGATGGCCATCACATCCAGTTGGTAAGCTCGGACCAGCCGGAGTCCGTTGCCGGACGCTCTGCCGTCCACGCCATCATTGAAGAGATGAAACACAACAAAGGGGAGAAATTGAAAACCCGCTTGTTCCCTTCCCTCCGTGGTGCCAGTGCCGAAATACGCCGGTCACCTTATTACCAAGGAATCACGGGCGTATCCGATACCGCGCGTGTGGACCTCGGCGAAGATGACTGGTTCGAGGAATATGAGAAGAATATGGATACGAAACTGATGGGGGAAATATCTACAGTTGCGCTTCATGTAAATGCAGCTATCTATCAGAAATACAAACTTATAAATTCCCAACGGGAAACTACAAATCCCGTTACCCTTGAACGTATCCGTCTTGAAATCATCAGGCAGAATCGCATCATATCTTTATGGCAGCCCCGCCTGGCGGACATGCGCCGTAACGCCACGTTGTACGTCCGTGCCAGTTCCTTCTGCAACAAGGATATTCTCGGTCCGAAGTTCTTCAAGACGCAGCTTGAGACCTTGGATATGGACGAATTCCTCACTTCCATCTGCGCTATCCGCCATAAGGAGGTTATCAATAAGTTCTTCGCCAACTACAACAAGGAGAAACATCAGTATTCAGACAGCTATATTTATGAATCCATTCTACGACTTGACCTGCGGGAACATTTTCTACTCACAGCCCGCTATTTGAAGCACTACAACAAGCGTGACGAGCTACTGGTAGGATATGACCCCGGCCACTTTTCCAGCCTTGTTGTCGGGCAGGAAAAGGAATACGGCCGTCAGCTCCGTATTATAAAGGAACTCTATTGCTGTTACCCGGATGAACAGCCCGAACTCGCCCGTCAGTTCTATGAGTTTTTCGGTGCTGATTCCCTGAATAAGCGTATCATTCTCTACCCTGACCGTGCCGGGAACAAACGCCGTGAGGAACTGGAACAGATAACCACCGACAGCCGTGCCTTGAAGCGTGAGTTGGAAAGTTATGGCTTTGAGGTGGAACTGATGAACGAAGGGCAGGCCACCGTCTACCATTGGCAGCAGTTCAAGTTGTTGCTTCTTATGTTTGGAGGCCGGAGCAATGCCTTGCCGGAAATTTTAATAGACGAAAACGAGTGCAGGAACCTTTGTAGTGCCATTATGCTGTCACCGTTGAAAAAAACGGAAGGCCGCATCGAGCTGGACAAATCTTCGGAAAAGAAAGTGCCTCTCAAGAACCAGGCCGGGCTGACAACGCAGCTTCCCAGTGCCTTGATTTATCTTCTTTTCGGGCGTTATGGAAACAAAGTGTTGAGTGAATTATCGTCCATGCCGGACAATTTACCTGATAATTTGGCTATATAACGGCTGTTTTTCACTATAAAAATAGTCAGTATAGATACAATAATGGTATCGTTTGACATTAAAACAAACGCTTTTTGTTTGGAAACCAAACTTTTATGCTTTTGAAAAAGGAAAGCGTTTTCTTCGTGAGGTGTTGTTCAGCACGCACCGCTGAGTTTTGGAGTTGCAAGGCATTCTTCGAGGTTCCTCGGAAATATGACGGAGGGGGCTTCCCGTCCTTTTTCCCGCAGTAGAAACCTGCTACTTTCGGGCATGGAAATGACAATGACCGGTATTCAAGCGATGCAATGGGCCAAGGAGATATCAAAACTGCCTGACGGCTGCTTTACCATTGCCTTCTTCCCGTGTTCCAGGCATAAGGGGGAGGCATCAGCCACATTGACAGTTAAAGAAGGATGCAGATGGCGTACCCAACTGCCTGAAGAAAGATTCAGTATAGACAGTGACAACTTCTTTCTGTTTACAGACGCAGACGGGGAACCCAAGATGTGCTACCGTATTCTCATCAGGTACATGGGCTTTCCTCAAGATGGTTTCAAACTTCATAAAATAGATTGGTTATGAGTAAAGGCAATCTCAAAATGGTAGGCAACTTCGGTTGCTATCTTGACGATGACAATGTAATATCCTTCCAGATTGGAGACAGGCCAATGGCTTCAGTCCTGGAACCGGACCCGATGTTCCCCCTGAGTGGAGGAAGTCTTCCGGATACGCAGTGGCAGAGCATCCAGGGATTCCAGGTGTGCAGCCGTGGCTTCAACAACATGAAATGCGAGGAAGTCGCGTCCGACATAAAGAAGAACCGGCTTCTGCCGAGACTGATTGCCAAGCAGGTCAGCATGCTGTATGGTCATGGGCTTGCCGTGTACAAGCCGGCAATCGTGGACGGGAAACTTCAGAAACAGTGGGTTGACTGTCCGGAAATCATGGACTGGCTCAACAGTTGGGAACAGCGCGGTCTTGAATCGGGTTATAAGGAAGTGGCCAAGTCAATCATCAAGAACTACTACTATTTCAGGGACTGTTTCGTAAAGTGGCGCTTCACAAAGGGAAAAGCAAGAGGGACGATGCCCGTTGCCGGCCTTGAAGCCATGGAGAACAGACATTGCCGGCTGGCCACCACCAAGAAGGATGTGGCGACAGATGTTGTCTACTACCGGGATTTCCGCTACATTGCCGTAGGGCGTTGGGGGTATGGCACCTCCACTTTCCGCATCTATCCGAAGTTTTCTTTTTCGGAGCTTGCCAATTACAGATTCGCGGCCATTTCCCATCACCGGGAAAAATCCGTGGATGAGTTCTACGGTGTGAACGAAACCCATGCCGGTACCAGGTCCTACATCAAGGGTTCCAACGATACGGCTGATTATATCAACTCCTTTTTACGTAATTCGCTTGCCGCCAAGATACACATTGTCATCCCCAATGCCTGGCTTGAGTCCAAGAGGATCCAGATAACCAAACTCTGCGACGAGAATAAACGGCGCAAGAAGAACAATGAGGAAGAACTGATGTACAATGGCATCGTGATTGGTTCGGAATTCAAGGAATCCACCCTGATAAAGTATCTGCAGTCTGAACTGCGCAAGATCTCCCGCTATCTGTCCGGTGCAGACAACCAGGGTAAGGCATATGCGACAATCAGCTTCAAGAACAGCCAGGGCGAAGAGGAACGCTGGAAGATAGAGACGGTTGATTTGAAATACAAGGAATATATCGATGCCTTGATATCCTATGACAAACGTGCCGATGAGGTGCTGCTGTCAAGCGTGGGACTTGACTCCTCCATATCCAGTGTCAGCAAGGACGGGGTCATATCCAAATCAGGAGCCGATGCGTATTACAACTATCTGATATACATAATGTCACTGACATCGGAAGACGAAATCTGCTCCGAACCGTTCAATATGGCCGTACAGATAAACTTTCCCCATTTGTACAGCCAGGGGTACCGTCTTGGATTCTATCGCGAAGTCCCGGCACGCCAGGAAGATGTTTCACCTCAAAACAGACTAAATCAGCAACAGTCATGAGAATATTGGAAGAACTGTTTACCACCATTTCGGAATTCCGGAAGTATGCTCCCTATGCAGAGAGCAATGTCACTTTCGACCAGCTCAATTCGTCTGCCATTTCTGCAAAAAAGCAGATGGTTATCATCCTTACCAAAGATGTCTACACCGATCTGACGGCAGACGAGGGCGAACTGAAGGAGGCCCTGCGTCTTGCGATGGCCAATCTTACCATGGCCAAACAGCTCATTTTTGATGTTGTATCCAAGCGTAAGGATGATGTCGATATATACAAGCATGAGCAGGAAAGCATGCGCAGGTCGTATATCGAGAACTATTATAATGCCATGGATACTGTCATCCAGTTGCTTGACAACAGTCAAACTGTACCTTCCTGGAAGGAAACGAGATACAAGAAGATGCTTGATGTTCTTAAAATAAAGAGTACGGAGGAGTTCGACATGCTGTATACGATAGACATGTCCTATCTGTTCTTTTTCCGGACCATACCAATCCAGAGCGAAGCGCTGGATGACGGGATATCGGCCTATTTTGAGCGGGCAGAGAAAAAGGAAGAGGTACTGCGTCTGCTCAAACGGTGCCTCGCCAAACAAACCATAGCCATTGCCCTGCGGCGTTTTGATATTCTCGATTTTCCAAGTACGATTCGCAATTTATTTGAAGACTCAAAAGTTATGCGATATGGTACTCAAGAGCAAGAACGTTTACTTGCTCTGTCAGACGCTCTGTTTGAAGAGGTGAAGCGGGAACTGGCCAATATAGATCTGCTTTTGTCAACGGACAGTTCCGGCTCTGTAGATACGAACACATCCTTTAACCGTCCGGACGACATAATAATGCTGATGCCATGTTGACAATAGATTTTATAGCAAAAGGAATGCAATACAGCATCCCCAATTCCTGGGATGGATTAACTCCTTATCACTTCCAAGCGCTCATGCGTGATATACAAAGTTTTGCGGAGGGAAAAATATCCGTCGGCATGGTTCGTGTGAATTATGTTTGCCGGATTATGGGATGGAATCTTCAAAAGATAAGGAATACGGATGGATGGGCAAATGTGGCCTGGCTTGCAGAGCAGGTGACATTTCCGTTCACGATTGTCTATCCGGATAATGATGCAGCACTCCAGGAACTGGATTCTGAAACATACAGACTCTGTAAGAAGATACCACCACACCGGTTGCATGGAATAGCCATATCCAGGTATCTGGACAGACTGGACTACAAATATGCAGTCGACTCATGTTTCTGCAAACAGCTGGTTCCGGCGATACATCTTGAGGATGAGACTTTTTTTGCCTATAATATAGAAACCATGTTCAACCGTCTTACTTGCTCGCTTACGGCACTCCAGTTCATAGAGGCACGTAGTCTCCTTGGATGTCCGAAAGAGCAGCTTCCGTTATTGGCCGCTATCCTTTACTATCCGGACCGGTATTCATCTGCCGGAGCGCATAAGTTGGCACAGAAGTTCACTGGGCTGCCGATGGATGAGCTTATTTCCATAGCCTTCAATTTTCAGGCCTTCACCAATTATCTGTTTACCAAAACTGAGTTCAAGTTGCTTACAGAACTTGAGGAGACCAAAGTTTCTGCCATTTCCACGGGTGCACTTGAGTCTCTGTACAACTTGAGTTCAGACGGGTTTGGGGATATTGCAACCATCGAACACATGAATGTCATCCAGTATTTGACCATCCTCCGGAAGAAAATTATCGATACGGTGCGCAGCCTGCATGCGGCCCAAATGGATAAAGCGGATATTGCCAGAGAAACCAGACTTCCCATTCACATAATAAATGAAATCCTATGATACTTGATTTGCTCAGATATTTTGCCCGTTTTCCCAAAAAGGAAGGGGTTGTCTCCATGTTCGCCAACGGCTCAAGTGACTTTATCCAATATGCGGAACTGCTTGGGTATGTCAAGAAACTCCCGGAACCGATAATGCCCGAACTTGAGAATCTTGTTTTCGGGCAGTCATACGATTACGTAAAGAAGCGCGTCGATAATATTACCGGCAACTATCTGTTCGTGGATTTCGGAGAATTCACATCAAGCCGTGACACACACAACTCCATTCTTGACAGCCAGAAACTTGCAGCTACCATAGCCATGAAAGTTTCGGATTCCGCAGATATGGTTGAGACGGCCATTGCTTCTGAAATAACATTGTCTCTCCTTGCGGAACTCAGAAAAAGGCTTATTTTTGATTCACGGTCTGAGGATTTGCCATGGCTTGATAAGATATCGGAGAATCATGACATTATCCCTTTTGTCTCATCCGAATTCAAATCCATAGGTTGGACACTCATGTTCAGTTCTGCCGCGACCGATTTGTTCAATGCTAAACCTTCCCTTAATGAGTAGCTGATACTGTTGTGCCAATCATTAAATAATTCAGAAACTTTTTGTTCATGTTGTTTATTTCCATCCTGGTCGTGGGCTGTCGAAGTTCGCGACCAGGAGCTACTCATGATTACTCTTTTCCGTCATCCCTACCACGAGAAATAATCATTCTTTTACTCAAGCTAAACAAAGCTAATGCACTGATAATAAACAAGATATTACTACGTTATGCGCGTTAATAGTGTTACCTTAGCTGTACGAAAAATAAAGGATAAAACATTATGAACGAACAAGTTACAAACATTCTTAACCAAAGCATAACAAAGACGGCAAAGATACAGCAGCTCCTTCTTTTAGGTCTGACCCGCCGCCAGATAGCCGATTTGGTAACAAACGGAAATTACGGTTTCGTGCAGAACGTATACAAGAAAATGCTGGAAGCCGGAAGATTCGGTCAGCAACCGGCCATCGCAGCCTGCCCCGAATTGGACTATACTTTCAACAGACGTTTCGGCATCGAGATAGAGGCATATAACTGCGAAAAGGGAGTTCTTGCCCGTGAACTTCGTGAGGCCGGAATTGCAGTTGCAGTAGAAGGTTACAACCATAACACCCGCGACCATTGGAAGCTGGTTACAGACAGCAGTCTTAGAGGGAACGATACTTTCGAGCTGGTAAGCCCGATACTTGAAGGGGAAGCCGGATTGCAGGAACTTCAGAAAGTATGCTGGGTGCTCGATTATTGCAATGTGAAGGTGAACGACAGCTGCGGCCTTCATATACACATGGACGCTGCAGACTTTACCATTGAAACCTGGCGCAACCTTGCAATAACTTACCGCCGCCTCGAACCGGTAATCGACTCCTTTATGCCGGGTACCCGCCGGAACAACAGATATTGCAAATGCCTTGCCGGAATTTCAGAACGCAGTATAACGGAGGCAGAGAACATCATGCAGCTACGTTCAGCCTTTGGGAACGACCGCTACCACAAATTGAACCTTGAGGCTTACGCACGCCACCGCACAGTTGAATTTCGCCAGCATTCGGGTACCACCAATTTCACAAAGATGGAAAATTGGATACGGTTTGCCGCCAACATGATTACCTTTGCAAAACACGGCATAGTGAATTCGGGATGCCCGCTTTCAAATATCCCCTTTCTGACAGCCGACCAAAAAGTATTTTTCAAATTGAGAACCAAAAAATTAGCATAATATGATGACAACTTACACTTTGCAGGATGGCGGTATAATTGCCGCCTCCTGCCCTGCAGACTTTGTAACCAAACTCCGTGAAAGCAGCCGTTTCGACAGTGAATGTACCGACCAGGAATATATGTACCATTTCGCCGACCGTTTCCATGACCAGACGGGGCATGTAGTCCGAGCTGATACCCCGGAGCATTTTTTGGAGGATTTGCTTTCCAACGGGTATATGAAAGTAGAATAATCCCCTCCAAACAAAAGAAGGCTTCCAACTTGTGTGAAAGCCTTCTTTATATTGATGTGGTCGGTAGAACGAAAAATCCCCGTAGCGGTTCATACTACGGGGATAAGTTGTCATAAAACGTCTCTCAAGATATGGAGAGTGAACCTAATTGTTTGCTTATATCCTGGAGAGCGAAGTTGAATGTCTCCAAATCCTTTTTGCTGAGCGTATAAACTTTACCCCTAACTTTGCTGCCATTGATACGTTGGCTAAGCCATGCGGTACTTTTACCGAAATACTTCTTGGCAATGTATCCCAATGGAATGATTTCCGTATAGGGAGCTATTTGTTCCTTCAATGTGATATAGTTGTTCAATTCTTCAGCTTCTGATGAAACCTCCTTGTAGCCATTGATTAGGAAATCGGCTATTGCATCAACATCTTTTTGATCTGTGTATTTACTGGTTATTTCATCAGAGAAAGCAACATATTTCTCCATAGCATCCGGTGTGCCGGAGTGAGCAATTTCATGCAATTTCTTCAAATCATCTTTAAGTGCCATAAGCTTATTGTTTTGTGCTCCCCTTATGGGGAGCTTGTTTAACTTCATTTTTCCAATTCTTTCAAAACCTTTTCTAAAAGTGCTATCTGTTTGTCTGTTTCCAGTTTTGCATCCAAGAGTTCATCCATCTTCTGCCTACTCATTTGGTTTCCTGCATTCTTGAAAGTGTGTTCATACATTTTAGATAACAATTTTAACTGGGTAAGCTTTGCAACCAGTTGCATTTTTGTTTCTTTTTCCATATCTCTTTGTTTTAATGACAATGCAAATATACATAAATATTTCTTTATGCACAAATTCCATAAAGAAAATTTTATGTATTTCTTCTTTATTGAACAAAAATGCATTTTCTGCACATGAAAATTTTAACATGTGCAGAAATGGGGTATATTTGCACTTATAGGAAGCCTATCAGGAGTCCTATTATCAGACCCGATAAAAAGCATATCATGATGATGATTGGAAGCCAGCTGACAGATTCTTTCAATAAGTTGAAATCCGTACATACTTTATTGATTCTATTCTCCAACTGAGTTAATTTGTATTGGTCTTGCATAACTAATTGATTTTGATGCAAAAATGGCAATATTAATAAAAAAAACACGTGTTATGAAAAAAGTATTATTACTCTCCATTTTTTTCTTATCCTTTTTTTCTCATGCTCAAATAAAAACAGCATATTCAATAAAAAAGAAAATTGCAACTTTACCTTATGATAGCCTTCATAATAAATTAGATAAGTCAAAACTTGAACAGTATATTGGACAGACTCTATATCTTCCTAAAACCGAGTACGAAAAAGAAAATGGTTTTTATGGCTTTAAAAAAAATATCAAAGGAAAAGTATATAAGCCTCTGAAGGGAGCTAATTATCGTAAAACTGACTATGAAGCTGTCGCGGGGAAATATTTTGAGGTTATAGGAGTAGAACGAAAAACGAAAGCATACATCAATGATGTTTATCTTCATTTGAAAGACAAGGATACAGGAGATGAACTATATTTTGATAATGAAGTGATATCAGGATTTCCTTTTATCGTTCAAGGTTATTACGAAAAAACTCGTTCTATAATGATAGGGCGCACATTCTATTTCCATGATGGTGCGAAGAAATGTGTAGACTACTATATAGAAGAAGGAAGCACCAGCTTTGAAATGTTAAAATTTGACGATAATACAACAAGGTGGCTTAATGATTCTTTCTTAGCTGAAAGTAAAGCTTATGAAACAGTCTATAAACAAATTAAAGATGAGGAAGAAATAGAAAAGAAATACGGAAAACTTCGATTGGGGATTGATGAAACTATATGTAGTATTATTTGTGGTTCTCCATTAAGTAAAAATATATCTGAAGGAAGTTGGGGAATACATGAGCAGTGGGTATATGATGATAAGTATATATATTTAGAGAATGGAATAGTTACCTCTATCCAATATAAAAAATAGTTCATTTCTTTTTGCCATCCCAAATAAAATCCTCATATTTGCAATGCCAAACAATACCTCTGTAATGAAGTCCTTAGAGCACAGGTTAGATGCTCAATACGAATTTGGGCTTTTTTTATGTCCATCGGTCTGCATGCAGATTCATATACGAAATTGTAAAAGTTTGCTTATGTAAACGAATACGGCTGTCTTTTCCCGCTTTATATACGCTCTTTGGGCTTATACGAAGTATTGTTTGGCGACACGGGAAATTGGCAGCCGTTCTTGTATCCTAATGGATACAAAGAGAATTTGCTAATAAAGCCAAACAATACTTCGTATATGAAAACTTTAACCCAAGGCACTCTCAACGTGCCTGCCTCCGGTATCCCTACCGTGGGCGAATCCGTTAACGCTCTTACCGAGCAAGTCAATAACCTCCAGCGCCGTTACTACCGTGCTTTGGCTCCCGACTGCGAAGTCAAGACCGAAGCAGACCGCTGGTACTTCCGCGCCATCGTATGGGCATGTGCTGGGATGGTGTTCCCACCATTGGTTGTGGTCACTGCATTGTGCGTTTATAAGGCAAAGAAGTGCCAGAAAGGAGGTGCCAAATGAACCGTATCAAGTCTATAGCACAAAAAGATATTTATGTTCAAGCCGAACGTCTTTGTACAGGAACTGAAACAAGTGAGTCTAAATATTGCCTTGCTTATTATGGCAACTATGTGATGTGCGACATCTCTGCGGAGGATGCCCGTGAAATCATTGCCTGCCTACAGCATGCGCTTGATGTTAATGAGAAAGGAGGACAAAATGAAAAATAAAGAGCAAGAACAGAAAATTACCGATATCAGTATCCATATAGCATCCTTGTCCGCATCGTTCAAACCTGCCCCGGATGCACGCCATGCCACCCATTGGTTCACTACGGATGAAGTCTACGACGCTATTCGTCGCATTGATCCTGGAGCGCATATTAGTAAGGAGCAGGTTCATCAAGCCATGCTTGATGCCGGTTATAAATACCAGAACCGTCCTGGTTCATCAGGACTGGACTTCCGGTGGATGCTCCAAGCGAAAAACTAAATACTACTGTCATATAGGGGGTAATTGTTCGTGATGAATAGTTGCCCCTTCGTTTTTATGTCCTTTCCGTACCGCCTCCCCTATTCTATCTTCGCTGGAAATAACAGTGAATATGATTACAGACCAGCTTGTCAGAGAACGTTTTGTCCATGATATAATGTCTCAAGGCATCAACCTTATTTATGAGACACAAGAAAAAGTTGTGCGTACATATCTCAACTCACAGTCCGGTGACCTGGTGGCACATCTGCAGAAACGTCCGTTCACTACCCAGGAATCAGACACGAAACAAGCCTATTATCTGCGTATATTCCCATATCTCCGCTTCCTTGACATCCATTACCGTCGTGGAGCCGGTGACCGTATTTCCCGTCATATTCGCCGTAATCTTGCTCTTTATAACCGGGTGGTCTGGGGAGTGCTGTATCATGAGACATTCCCGGAAATAAAGTACGGTTTCACGGAAGAAGTTCGTACCAATATTCGCAAGGAACTGGAGCAGGCACTTCAATACGAAAATACTTCAAATTGGTAACATTATGGCAAAAAAGCATTTATCCGAAGACGAAATCAAACTCATAATCTCAGGTGACAGTTCCAAGCTTCAGGAAGAGCTGCATACACTGACCAAGGAAACCAAGGCTTTGAAAAAGGAAGAGGCCGAACGCCGCAAGGCTATGGTGGAGCTCGAAGCCCAAGGCAAAAAGAACACGAAAGACTATCAGAACCTTGCGAAAGAGTGCAAAGACTATACTGCCAAAATTTCCAAAAACAATGAGAAAATAAGTCTGCTGACCCGTAACTTGAAAGTCAACGATCTCACCATGAGACAGCTCAAGAAAGAAGCTAAGGAGCTTTCCGCTACTTTGGATGATATGACTGAATCTGCGAATCCGGAAGAATATGCCAAGCTCAATACCCGTCTCAGAGAAGTCCGTGCCCGTATGAGCGAGTTACGCAGTGCAGGTAACAACATGAACAATGAGTTCGGCAACAGCGTGAATTGGATGTCCAAGTTAAAAATGGCAGCCAAGGCTTTCATTGCCGTTAAGGTTGTCGGATGGCTTAAGGATGTCCATAGCCAGGCATACGAGACACGCAAGGAATTCGCCAAATACGAGGCAGTCCTTCGGAATACTTTCCAGTCGCAGAAGAAGGCCAATGATGCCATGAAGATGCTTCAGCAATTGGCAGCAGACACCCCATCGTCCTTGCAGGAATGGACTGAAGCATATATCAAGCTGGTTAATCGTGGGGTCAAGCCTACCAGCCAGGAGCTTGTCAACATGGGAGACCTTGCCGCTTCCCAAGGAAAGTCCGTCGATCAGCTCATTGAGGCTATACTTGATGCGATGACCGGGGAGAACGAACGTCTGAAGGAGTTCGGTATCAAGGCTTCCAAATCCGGGGAGACTACAAAGTTCTCTTTCCGGGGAGTGACTACCGAAGTACGCAATTCTGAGGATGCCATCAAGGATTATCTTCTTTCTCTCGGTCGTGTCGACGGCATTGCCGGTTCCATGGCCGTGCAGATGCAGGAACTTGAAGGAATCCAGTCCAACCTTGGAGACACAATGGATGCCTTTTTCAATAAAGTGGGAAAAAAACTGGAGCCGTTCTGGAAATCCATGTTGAAGTATGCCAATGGATTCTTCACTAAACTTGGGGAAATGTTCACCACTTATACGGAAACTTACGAGAACCATTTCGACAAGATGGTACAGCTTGAGAGCGCATTGCCGGGACTGTTGAACCGGTACGAGGAACTGACCGGCAAGTCCTCCCGTTCCGCTGAGGAACAGAAAGAGTTGGCCAATGTCATAGCCCAAATAAAGAATATGGTACCCGGCGCTGTTTCCGCTTTCGATGAGTATGGACGTGCAATTGCCATCTCTGGAGAAAAGGTCGAAGAATTTCTCATAAAACAACGTGCCTTGCTCAAATTTGAAAATCAGAAAGCGATAAAAGAAATCACAAAACAAATAGAAAACTATCGGAAAAAAATAAAGGAGTTACAAGAACAGTACACCTATGGGAAGACCAACATGGTTGGGCAGGGTATGTTTGCTTCTCCCATCATAACGATAGATAAATCGGACACAATGAAAAAAGCAACAGCTGAAGAGATTGAGAATTACAGCAACATGCTTTTGGGAGCCGAAGAGAAATTGAAACAACTGAACGGCCAGACTATTGAAGAAACCGTCAAGAACCAGCAGAAGCTTGCAGAAGCACGCCAGAACTTCAACAAGATGGAGAAGGTTCAGTTGCAAGCCTGGATAAAGAACAATAAGGATGCAGCCGGTGAGTATGTGGAAATAGCCCAAGAAATATACAACAAACGTTTTCCGGCAGAAGATTCTGACGCGACCAAGAAGAAGGCTGACAAGGCACTGAAAGAACAAGTTGAAACCGAGAAGAAAGTCTTGGCAGACCTCGCGGTTTTGCGTGACCAAGAATTAACGGACGAGGAACGGAAGATTACCGCCGTAATGAATGTACAAAAACTGTTACTGGCAAGACAGCAGATGACGGAAAAACAGTATGCTGTATGGATGACCACACTTGGCAGCAACTTGGCAGACCGTCGTCTTGCCATTGAGAAAGAATACGCCAGCAAAGCAGAGAAGCTGGAATTGAAAAATGGGGAACTGAAAGGGCAAGCGGTGAAAAATGCAGCCAGGCGTGTGGAACAAGCAGAACAAAAATCGTTCGAAGCGCGTCTGAAAGCAGAGCAGACTTACCGGGACAACATGGAAGCTATCCGGGAAATGGCAGAACATACACCGACCACCCCCGAAGCACGACTGGAGACAGAATACCAAACCAGACTACAGATGCTGAAAGCATACTACCAGGCTTCACTGGTGTATGCCCGACAACACGGGGAGGACGAAGCAGCCGTAACAGAAATATATAATCAGGCCAAGCTGAATCAGGACAGACTGTACAAGGAAGAAAAGATAAGACTCGCCAAGAAAACATCTGAAGAGTTGAGGGCATTACAAGGTAATGATATTTCCCAACAGTTCACGGATATATACAATAATATAGAAAATTTGAAGGAGGCAATCAGTAACGCCAATTTCGAGGGGATGCTCCAAAGTATCCAGGGTATTGTAAATTCTGTCTTGGGTGGGCTGAGCAATTCCTTCAATACTTTCAAGCGGATTGAAATAGATAATGTAGAGGCAAAATATGATGCAGAGATAGAGGCTGCGCAAGGAAATGCCGAAGAAATAGAACGTCTGGAGCAGGAAAAAGCCCAGAAGAAGCTGGATATTGAAAAAAAGTATGCAGATGTTCAGTTTGCAGTAAAGGCTTCCCAGATTATTGCCAATACTGCGATGGCCATAATGATGGCTTTAGCCCAACTGGGACCGATTGCCGGACCGATTGCAGCAGGGGTAATGGCTGCCACCGGAGCTGTCCAGTTGGCCGCAGCCAATGCGGAACGGGAAAAAGTCAAGAATCTGACTCTTTCCGGCAGTAATTCCGGCAGTTCCGGTATCGGCGCACGCGTTGCCACTGGTCGCCAGTCCGGAGGCAAGATTGATGTCCGGCGCGCCCAAGATGGAAAGCTCTTTCCCGATGCCGACTACGACCCTGATGCACGGGGATTCATTGACCGTCCTACTGTCATAGTAGGTGAAGGGCCTTCCGGACAATCCAAAGAATGGGTGGCCAGCAATGCAGCTGTAAGCAACCCTACCGTCGCACCGATACTTGACATACTGGACAAGTCCCAGCAGGCCGGTACCATAAGGACACTTGACCTTAACCAGGCAATCCGTGCTCGAATGGCCGGTTATTCATCCGGTGGCGCCATTGATGCCCAGAAATCTGCAGTGCCGGTACCGCCTGCGCCGTCAGGAACCTCTCTGCCTCCAAGACTGATGGAACGCCTGGCCAATGCAATCATCCGTATTGATGAAGAAGGCATCCCGGCATCCGTCACTCTATCTGAACTTGAACGCAAGCAGGAATTGCGGAACCGTTCGCGTAAAATAGGAAGCAAATAACATTTCATCATGAAAATAGTACATTCTTCAGGAAAAGCCTATCAACTGGCACCTGACACGCAAATTGAAATCGAACGTCCGAATCTGTTCTTCAATGATTATGGTGAGCAGTCACTTCCGGTGGATCTCCCGGATACAGACCTGAACCGGGAACTGACCGGTTACCCCGATATGGTGGCCAACCGTAAAAAGCCGCAGACAGACATCACATGCAGCATCCGAGACGGTGACTACTGTGTGACCGCCCGGCAAGCCATACTCGGTGCCAAGCGGAAAGAGAAGATAACGATGACATTCTACATGAACGAGGGCAGTTTCCTTTCGCGCATCGAGAAAGTTGCCGTACCGGCCGTTTTCGGCAGCGAGACCGTACCCGGAGTAGAAACCGTAGAGCAGGGTATCAACTGGTGCCGTTCGTTGCTCGACAACACCAATCCGCATTTCACCCTCTTCCCCGTCATCATCGAGCTGGACGGGGAAAAACGCGGAGTGAACGTCACCTGCGTAATGGACGAGAATGGAAGGCCGATGCAGGTCCGTCCCAGAGTCACAAGGAAACAAGGCTTATACAACTCATATGCCCGTACAGAGAAGGTGGACAGCCGTATAATCACACTTGATCCCGGTTACTACATTACGCCCTTCATCCGTGCCACCTACCTACTGGAACGTATCTTCTCCTATTTCGGCTATACCTTGCAACCGAATTTTTTCACCGAGACCGAGCCTTTCAAAAGCATGGTGTTCATCAACAATACTGCCGATGCGCTGGTGAACGGCACCATCCTGCTGGCCCACCTGGTGCCCGACTGCCTATGCTCCACCCTGCTCGAAGTCTTCCGCAAGAAGTTCTGTTGCGAGTTTGTTCCAGACGAAGTGGCCAAGACCGTCCGCATAGAGTTTTTCAAAGACATGATAGCCGCACGCAACCCGACAGACTTGACGGCTTGTCTGGCCGGACAACCGGAAATCAATTACGAGACAGCCCGTCAGCTGAAGCTATCGTCAAAGAGCTCCCTCAGCAATGGAAGCACTCTTGACAGCACCACCGAGCTGGAGCGCAAATACCCCACGGCCTACTATGACATGGCATCCGGCAGATACGTAAGGATGGGCTATGGCAGGGAGGGCGTCATCAGGGTAGTGTCCGACGGAAACCTGCCGTTCTATGCCGGAGAAGAAGGACTGGATGACTATGAAGTGGAGGTGCCCGACAGTCAGTTCTGTTTCGACAGCCTAATGTTTTTCGTGCAGGGCACTATCAACGGAAGAGAATACGGGAATTCCGTAACTGCCCCCTATATCGGAGAAGGAAGGATGCTCAACAGTACTATCCGGGTAGCAGACGAAAGTACGAAAAGTGAGGAAAGTGAGGAAACGACAAGCGATCCCTACCTGACCGAAACCTCCCATGACCAGAATCCCATGCTGGCTTTCGCCTTGAATGACAGTACCGGACTGCCCGTCGGGGCAAACCACGATGCCGCGCGTGGCTACTCCCTTCTGTACAATGGCCCTATCGGTATCTATGAAAAATTCTGGCGAGACTTCGACACCTTGCTGCGCAATGCCCTGCACAAGGTAACAGTTCCGCTACTGATGACGAACACAATGAAGCAAGCCCTCCCCGTCTACCGGAAAGTGGCACTGGGCGGTTCGGAATACCTCATCGACGTGCTAAAGTACACTCTCGGAGGCAACAATATGCCAATGGATACAACGTTGCTCACTACGCAGCTCCAGGAGCCCGTAACCATGGCCATGGACGAGAGCGAACGGATGAAAATGCCTGCCTACAAGTGGAAGGTAAACTGTACGCTATCCGAAATGACGGAAGACGAATGGACAGCTGCAGGCTTCGAGGCGGGCGCGTTGGTGGACATGACCATCGTTTATCTTGCACCGCCCACCGAGAAACAGTATGCCGCAGGCGGACAGTACCACAAGCGGACGGACTACTACAGCTATATGTATTATCCGCGCCGGGGAGAAGGTGAAATCTGTTATAGAAGAGTGTCCGTTTACATGACTCCCCAATTGATTACAGATTAAGGCGGTTGATGATGCGTTGTCCTTTCTGCATGCAATCAATCCACATAAATTCGCACCAAAAACAGAATGTAAAATGAATATCATCCAACAGCCCGACATGCTGTCGCTCTCGATGAACCTGAAGAATTTCATCATCGGCTCTTCCCGGCAGACGACATTCACTCTGAAGGCCGGCGACAAAGAACTGGTGTCTCAGGTATATGCTCCTGACGAAAACGGAGTGATGGAGATAGATATACATGAAATTGTACACTCGTTTTTGTCATACAGCTTGAAAGACATCGGAGAGGTATATCAGCAAACCAACCTGGTTGCCGATTTCACAGCAGTCATCGACTCCACCGAAATCACCTTTCGCGTTATCCGCTCTGGAGTGGACCGCTTGACTGACTCTCCCACCAATTTCCTGACACAGAATTTCCTCACTTGGCAGCCGAATGTAAAGCCGGTCACTTATTATTCTCCGGAATTCCTGACCTACTATGCTGTGGTTGCCGGTACAGTCAAACTCCGCGCATACTTTACTGATGAGTCTGGAACTGTTAAATCTCAGACTGATTATACTGTTACAGAATTGATGCCAGGTATAGCTTATACCATGCCTCTACAATACTCTGTCGTTGCGGGATGGCTGGAACATAAATTACCTGCATATTATGATGTATGGGTCGAGAACACCTCCGGCCAGCGTCTTACATATATACAGCGTTACTATGCTGAGGATATGCGCTCCGAGCAGGAACAGTGGATATTATTTGAAAACTCTTTGGGAGGTGTCGATACATTCCGGGCATATGGTAACACTGTATTCAATGGCGAACACACGCATAATATTGCTGAAATTGACGATTTTTTTTCAGAATACCGTGTAGACACAGAGAGGAAGTTTCAAAAAAGCACTGGTTACCTGAATGGAGATGAGCGCAAATGGCTGCTTGATTTCTTCCCGTCAAATGGCAAGTATCTGTACGCCGGTAATTATTTGCGCCGGATAGTCGTAACAGACAGCAATGTCAGCTATACAGACCGCGAACTTCCAAGCAATTATACGTTCACATTCAAGTATGCCGACGCTCGTCCATTACTAAATCTTTCCCGAACCGATGTCCCTACAGACGTTCTCAACATTACCGTACCTGAAGTCGGTTCTTTTACAGTGCCCCCTCGGCTTGCTGAATTTCCCCATCTATCGTTATCCGGGGGGGCACTGTTTCCTGTTCAAAATCCGTATTCAGAAAAATGGTCAACAACATCTGTGGATGCCATTGCTTATTTTTTGGCAGATTTTATGTCCCGCGTTTATGGCTCTGGTGGTGGAGTCGGTCACAAACACCGTAACTATGATTTGCTTGAGTTGCTTTCATATATTGAGAACTATCTATTGGTAAATGGTCAGAAGATAAAGGCCGGTTACGCGGACAAAGCCGGTTACGTTGAAGGAATGGAAGATATGTTCCTTCGCAAAGACCAGTCTGACGGCACAAATTTTCTGTTGAAGTTCGGCGAGTTTATCGACTCTATGGTCGCGGGCAAGGGTGCCGGAATATTCCCTGACGGCCGTATGCAGCTGTCCCGCCTCGAGGTCCGCGACAGCCTTACCGTCCTTGAGCTTATCTTCAACCGTCTCTCCGCCATGGAGAGCGACTATTCATTCTCCGAGTCCGGTACCATCGAAAGTGTATCGCAGCTTGAAGACGGCACATACAGCCTGAAGATGAAGAAGCGGTGGGATAACGACTTTACTGCACTGGTAGAAAACGATGTTGTATATGGTGTTGTCAATGACCTTACATCAGGTGGCGGCAAGTATTATACCTCCTGGCTACGTGTCTTGCATGTTGACATCTCAGCCAATACGATCAACGCTGTGATGTACCCTGATAGCGAGGTGCCGGGTGGCAAGAATTATCCTCCTGAGCCGTTGATGATATTATCACACCGTGGCAACCCGGTTGATACTGAACGGCAGGGTTATTGGTATCTGTCATCCCGTGAGCATTGTATCTGCATGCTTAACGGGGTCACAAAACCCGTCCTTGAGGAAAGCAACTATTCGGTGATCGTCGGCAGGCTGAAGCATCTGTCTCTGTTCGACAACCTGCCCATCAACTACCTGCACTCTTATATCTACGTTCGGGGATTGGTAGCGCAGGACATCCACCGCATCGACTTCCAAGGCGTATTGCCCCGCATCGCCAACGACCGCGGCGAGTGGAGCATGGAGACCGCCACGGGAGCAGAACCCTACCAAGCCGACCGCGAGGCACAGACCGAGACTGTACGTGTGATGATGTACGATACCGTGTGGCACTACGGATGCAAGTGGATGTGTCTTGTTTCCGGCACTACCGACGAACCGAAGTACGGAGCAGCGGGCTGGGCAATGGTCGAGGGCAATCCGGATTTCAGCATCGACATTGAGAGCAGCAACGGCTGGTACTTCGATGCGGAGCGTTTTGCTACCACCCTCACCATTACCGGTGAGCTGTACAACCGTGACGTGACGGCTCATATACTTGACGCTGATGTGGAGTGGACGCGCGACACGGGCAACGTCACCGAGGACAACGCCTGGGCGGTCGCACACGCGGAAACCGGCAAGTCGCTGCCGCTGACGGTCAACGACCTCGGTCCCAACTATATGAACATGACCGGGTGCAAGTTTGTCGCACGGGTATTGCTGCGTGACGGGCAGAACAATTATGAGACAATGAATTATATAACCTTTTAAAAAATGAATTATGCAAGTCAGCAGAGTGTCAAAAGTGGAGTTTGGTAAAAGCCATGTAGTGGAATACAGGTATAAAGTGTTTGGATTGTTCCCCGTAATCCGTATCACAATAGTTCATGGTGATTGTAGGGATGATTGTCTTGAAAAGGCGGTTGAAAAGAAGACAGGTCATAAGGATGTCACAATCATTTCATATACTTGATTATGCAGACTATACAGAAGAAGATAGAGGTAAACTACCGCCCTCTCCAGACCAGCGGCGGGATAGAGGTTGTCGGCAGCGTACCGGACGTGCAGGTGTACCAGGCTGACAAGGTCGAGTACACTCCGGACTACACGCTTACCCCCCTGACGCTGTTCCCCCGGTGCAATGCCACCGACCCGGATGCGGTGACCAAAGTGGGCGCGGTCAACGCGTCATTGGTCAACATGAAGTGGTACGAGCGCTTGAACGGTGTGCGGACATTGATTACATCTGCCAACAAGAGCTATGTCATTACCGAGACCGGAGCCGAGAAGGGTAAGATACAAGTGAAAAAGAATACCGTTCCCGGCAGTCCGGTAACACTGGAGTTCTACGCCGAGTATGTCGATGTGAAGCGTACCGGACAGACGCACGTCTACCGTTTCAGCCGTCTTGTCCGCGCCGTTGACGGCAGCGAGGCGCAGCCTAAGCTGATGGTCGACTCTCCGTCGGCACTTGACTGGAACCCGTGTCGGGACATTGCCAGGCAGGCCATCACCGCCAGACTGCTTGTCGGTGATGTAGATGTCACAGCAACCAACAAGTGCAAGTTCTTCTTCTATCGGAAGCTGAATACGGGCGCACTGGAGCAGATTACCGACGGTAACGGCGACAATGACTGGGAGTTCGTATCACTGACAAAGAACGTGCTTACCATAGACCGGGACTATATCGGCCACGAACAGACCTACGTTGTGAAAGCATCGTACTCGAAGGACGGTGCTCCTTCATCCAAGCCGGACAGTGACATAGACTATGTCTCCACCACCATCCGCAGACGTATTCCCGCCATCGAGATTGACTGGGAGGGATTTCCGCAGCAGGTGGCCGACGGAACCAAGATGATATACCCGAAACCGGTCATCCGTGATACGGCAGGGATTGTCCCCAATCCCCAGGCCATCCTTGAGTGCGAATGGTACACGAAGGCGGCCGGCGCCTCCTCATACGTGCTGGCCGCTGCCGGGTACTCGCCCTCCATCCCATGCACCGACGGCATGATGCTACAGCTGAAGGTGATTGACAAGGGCCCGTATGCGGCGGTGGTGACATCTGACGGCAAGTACGTGACGGATGACAGCGGTAAGTTTATAGTGGCAAGGAAAAGAGATGTTTAACCATTAATCGATAGCAGTATGGCATTTTATATCAAAGTGACGAGAGAGGTTGCGGACAAGCTGGGAGTGGCAGGAATCCGCAACAGCACTGCCGACGGCAATGTGCTGTTATGGCAGGCCGATGTGGCAGGCTTTCCCGGCGATACGGTATTCGACCGGGCGGCAGTAGTCGGGGGCGTGTGCCTTTCCCCGCAGCAGGCCAAGGGTGAGATAGACGGCGTGGAAGATCCGGTGGAGGTCGCCACTCCGGAGGGTTTCATGGATAAAGACGGGGAGGAGGTGACCGATGAGCGTAGCGAGTAAGGTCGGGCAGGTAATCTTTTCGCAAAAGTCTGGCGTTTACATGCCAGCGATTATGTGCGACAAAGGCGACCTCTATCAAGAGTATGATGGTGAATCGGGTGCTCCGACAAACATAGCCCCCGACTTCACCACGATGAAGCCGACGCTCTCCTTCCTTCTCACCTCCTCACGGGTGGCTGAGGGGATTGTGGTGCCCTCAGCCATCAGGTGGTATTTCAATGACGTCGAGATCAAGTTCTCGGGTAACGTCTCCACAAACACGTTCGGTGGCGAGACGGGGCATTTCAAGTACATCCCCTACAAGGCGGGCACTACGAACTATTACGGGCTTCAGATCGTGAAGAACCTGGTGAAGGCGTCGTCCGGTGCGAGCTGTAGCGTCAAGGCGGTGGCTACGGTGACCGTGGGCAACGTGTCGGATGAGGTGCAGTTCGTCTACAGCATCCCTATTACCAAGGGGGTGGGCAACCAGAATGTGGTGACCATCGTTTCGGGTGATGACAAGTATTTCGCTATCCGGGAGAAGGGAGGCAGTGTTGTCCTCACGGCGATGGCGCGGCGTGGAGCGTCAGAGATCACCTCCGGACTGACCTACAAGTGGTCCAGGATGGTTAACGGTGCCTGGCAGACACTCGTCGACCAGACTGGCAAGAGTCTGACCGTTACGGACAGCCTGGTTGACACTACGGGCATCTTCAAGGTGGAGGTGTCGCAGGGCGGCAATCTGATAGGCCTTGACACGCAGACAGTGATGGACTTGTCAGACCCCTACGACATCATAACTAATCCCAATCCCGAGGATGAGACGATTGTTTCCGGTTCCGGAGGTTCGGTGACTTATACGCCTATCCTTGTCAAGCGGGGACAGACCACGAAGGCAATGAATATGCTGTTCTATTTTGTCTTTATGGATTCGGCAGGGGTCATTCTCAATCCGGCTACGGCGAATGTGGCGGCGGCAAGTGGTACCTGCACCGAAGCGATGTGCCAGCAGGCAGGCGGCAATGTTTCATGGACATTCTCAACGGCAGCATGATATGGCAAAGAAAGCGTTGGCAAGCAAGACGGGAGAAGTGAAGTATCTCCAGCAGGGACCGGTCGGCCCGCTGGTCTATCCGACCGGGGAGTACGCGGCATCCGTATCCTATACCCGTACCCCACTGTCCGCACCCATGGTGCTGTGTGAGGGGCAGTATTACGTATTGAACAAGGAGGGCACCTTCAAGAATATTAATCCGAAAAAGGACTATGCGGCCAACGGCAGCAAGGCCACCTGGGTGCTGATGGACAAGGTCAGGTATTCGTTCGTCGAGATTCTGATGGCGAACTTCGCAAAACTGGCGAGCGCCGTATTCTACGGGCAGTACATGTTCTCCCAGTACGGGGTGAGAGCGGACGGTTCGGCCGTGGAGACGGAGGGCGGGTACAAGGACTTCAATTACAGTGATCCGATGAATCCGGCGAACGGGTTCAGGCCGAACCTGCTGATTGACTTCTTGAGAGGGAGCCTTTATGGGCGGAGTGTTGATTTGCAGGGTGACATTACAGCCGAGACAATGAATCTGAAGGTTTGTACAAATTCAGACAATGAATTACCTAATGGCTCTATAATACTTTATCCGAAGAATTTGGGGCCTTTACCGGAACTGGAAGCTGGCACTTGCCAGGAAATGAAGATGTTGTTTCCTATTGCGACAAGGGTTCCCCTTTCCGTAACTTTAACCACTGCATCTGCCAATGTGAGGATTGCGCCCAATGGCTCTATACTTGATTCTGCGTCAAGTTATGATATAGTAGATGCTTACGGATATCATGAATTAATCGGGTTTAGATATGCCGATGGGGATATTACCTATTGGTGTGTATTTAAAAAACAAAAGAGTGTATGAAAGTTTTTTATAAAAGCGAGGTGGCGAAATGGCTATTGTGGTAAGGCTACAGCACCATCACATTCATTTGATTTTAAATTTACAAAACGAGAATAAAAACAAAATGTTAAACCGGTTGTCGTTTTTATCCGAAAATGACGACCCTCAAAAGTACAAAGGTATGATGGAAAAGATTAAGTTGTCAGAAGTGGAGAGAGGTTTGCCTAACGGAATAATTGCTCAGATACGCGGGCTGAATACCCAGGGAGAGGGCATTTTAGAACCGTTGGATTCTTTTTTGAGTGACATATTATGTGCAAGAGGCTCCTTTATATATAACAGTCAAGAAGTTATAGATAACCTCAAGAAACCTGGTGTGTATAAGCATGGGGACCCCATAATCGGTACGGGGACTTCCTATGGCGCACATGGTGTGCTCTTGGTCTTGTATATAGATGAATATACAATACATATTGATTTTCCTGCAAGGAAAAACTTTATCCTTGTAAGAAAGTGTGTCACTGCCAACGGGAAAGATGAGTGGTCTTCATGGAAATATATATCGTTAACAGACATATCAACGTAACAGACCTACCCGTTTTATCCGAGATGGCCGGAACGGATAATCTGTTTCTCACAAACTAAACATCCGTCAATGGCGACAAAGACAAGAAACGGAAATAAATGCTACAGTGGGGGGAATTATTCCCCCACCTTAGACTCCTCCATGTAGCTCGCAGCAGTCACCTCACTCTCGTCAGCCGCTTCCAATATGAATTCAAATGTTGTCGGATGGTAGGAAGACAATAGTTTCGCATATACTCCGGGCGTGTAATCCCTACGCTCAAGAAATACCTTGAATGCTCCAGTATCGGTATTATAGAGCTTGAATTTCGGCCTTGCATTTTCCGTTCCCAAAACACCGCCTATCAGATTTAATTTGTATGAAGGAGTTGCTGTTACCCCTTCAGACCTATATATTGAAAGGAAATATAGGGCAACCGGTCCTCCTCCGTATGACTGTACACTAAATAGAATTCCATCGGAGAAAGAAGATGTGTCCTTTCTCTCAAACAACAATATGGAGGATGTCATGGATACCCGCTTTTCTTGTCGCATGTCCCTGGCAGGTTTCAGGCCGTTTTTTACCTCTGTTGCAATGGGTAGCTTCTCTCTGATTAACTCAACTACATTGGAATCTGTTATGTTAACTTTCTCTATCATATCCCTTGTACTTTTGAGGGTCAAGGAATATGACGGAAAAAAGATTGTTATGAGCTCTACTGTCAATCAAGTAAATGATATGGACTTCCAGTTCGTCCATTCCCCGTTAAAATTGCTGCTCCTGGCTTTTAGAGTATTTCCCAATAAATCGGATTTTAATTGCCACCTACACTGATTATAGTTAACGCAAAAAAACATACCAGAAATACCTGAACCATCTCCAGTTGAATTATAGCCAAATCCGGAACCTATTTCATCCAAGGAACCTTCGACAATACCATAATTCTTAAATGGAAGTAAGTTGAAAAAAACATTTTTCTTAATTTTCAACGGAACACAACTTTCTTCTCCATAGAAAAAATCTGCATTGGTCTTTACAGATAAGCTATTCAAGGCTTGACTTATGTTTACTTTCTCTATCATATCCCTTGTACTTTTGAGGGTCATTAGAATACCCTTTTTGGTTAGGCTGTTGAATAAGACTACCTTCACGGCTAAAAATGGTTTACGCATACATTAGGGTTAGCACTGACAAACAAACAGTCGAGAACCAAAGGTTCGAAGTCCAGAAATTTGCAACGGAAAAAGGACTTGTAATAGATAAATGGGTGTCCGAGAAGGTTTCCGGTACCAAAATTGCTAACGATAGGAAATTAGGTCCGCTTCTCAAGAGGATGAAGAAAGGCGACACTCTAATCATAACAGAAATCAGCCGATTAGGAAGAAACCTAATGGGTATTATGTCAATGCTTCACCTCTGTATGATTAAGGAGACTTGCGTTCTTACTGTCAAGGAGCGTTACGAATTAGGTAATAACATCAACAGTAAGGTATTGGCATTCGCTTTCGGCTTATCCGCTGAAATTGAACGTGACCTTATCAGTCAGCGAACCAAGGAGGCCCTTGCTTACAGAAAAGCTGCAGGAATACGACTTGGTCGAAAAAAGGGGGATAAAAACACGCATTACAAGCTTACAGGAAAGGAACCTCTCATTAGAACCATGCTCGAATACGGTTATTCAAAGGCAGCCATATGTCGTAAGCTTAAATGTAACCCTAAAACATTGGATGACCATTTGCGGAGAATGTCAAAAAAATAATGTCCTTTTTGAAGGCTACATCCATATCTATCTTTGCATTGACATTCTGTGTCAGTGGAAAATCCCGAATTGGCAGCATGTTTGACATAGGCTTACTTACTTTTGTGGTTGTCTGACAATTTGATGGTTATAAATAAAGTAATAAAATGGGTATGAATGATTGGGTTATGCTGGTGACCGCACTCGGTGGCATCGAGGGCATCAAGCAGCTTATTAAGTGGTGGATGTCGCGCAAAACCAATGCGCGTATTGAGGACGCACATGCGGATGTCGAGGAGTTCAAAGCATTACGGGAGTACAACGAGTTCCTGCAGAAGCAGCTTTCGGAGAAGGAACAGCGGTTTGTGGAGCAGACAGACCGGCTCCGTAAGGCACAGGATGAGCTGTTTACACTGAAGGAGACTAATTCTGACCTGAAACTGGAACTGGCACTGAAACGGTGTGAGAGAAAGAAGTGCGGTGATAGAGAACCGCAAAATGGGTATTAATTGAATAAGGAGGAAAATTGAAATGGCGAATGTGAATCAACTTGCACCGTTTATCCTAAAATGGGAAGGCGGTTTCGTGAATGACCCAGCAGACCTTGGAGGTGCTACAAATATGGGTGTGACTATCGGTACGTGGAAGTCATGCGGCTATGACAAGGACGGCGACGGTGATATAGACGTGGATGACCTGCATCTGCTTACCCGTGAGGATGTCGTTAAACGGGTGCTCAAGCCGCATTATTGGGACAGATGGAAGGCAGATTTGATAACGAGCCAGTCTGTGGCGAATATCCTTGTCGATTGGGTGTGGGCATCCGGTGCACACGGAATAAAGATTCCTCAACGTTTGCTTGGTGTTACTGTGGATGGAATAGTAGGTTCTAAGACACTTGCTGCGGTGAATGCCAGGAACCCGCGTGAGTTGTTCGACATGATTAAGATTGCACGGTTCGATTTCATCGAGGATATATGCAAAAAACGTCCGGCGAACAATAAATTTAAGAGAGGTTGGATGAATCGGATTAATGATTTGAGATTCGAGGAATGAAAAAGTTACCGTGGATATTAATTGTACTGCTGGCAATTGCTTGTATAGTGGTTTGGTTCCGTCCGCATGAGCAGCCTCCGGCTGAAGTTCGTGTAGAGACGAAGATAAAGACAGTTGTCAAGGTAGATACGATGCTTATCTCTGCACCGATGGCAGTGTTCTGGCGTTTCGTGCCGGATGATACGACACGGATAGGTGATACCTTGCTTCATCGCCGACAAGTAGTGTATTCAGACAGTTCGTATCGTGCTGTGGTAAGCGGATATGTTGACCCACGGCTGGATAGTATGACTGTGTATCCGAGAACGGTTTATCAGACGGTGACGAATGATATCTATCATCCGGTGGTTGTCAAGCCGAAAAGGAAGCGCTGGGGATTAGGGTTGCAGGTAGGATATGGCTATCCGGGTGGTTTTTATGTCGGTGGTGGGGTGAGTTATAATTTGTTTATGTGGTAGAAAAAACATACCTTTGTTGCTGTAGTAGTTTTACTTATCATTCATTTGATAAGTGGCCCCGGCTTCCGTCGGGGCTTTTTATACAAGAAATGATTAGTTAAAAGTATTCCAGTGCCTACTTTCTTTTATATCTAAGTTGATATAAGCTCAGATATGATTATCTGAAAGTAAGAACAAATAATAATAGTATTAGATATGAAACAGAGAAGAAATAGGTCTGAGTCCAACTATAAACGTGCAAAGATTAATTCGTGGTGCAGGCTTTTAGAAAAGGATTTTGATTGGGATTATACGTTTTTATTGGAAATAGAGCGCAAGAAAATAATAGAAATGTATGAATACTTTAAAAAGTGTACGCGTTCGGATAAAATGCCTATAGTGGCAAGAGACTTGCAACTTTGTATTGGCCTATTGGATATTGTGCTCGAAAAAGATAATTTGCAGTTGGAATTTTCAGGAATGAAGACTATGCGTAGAGATGACGGTATGTATGAAATGGTAGAAAGTCCGCATATAATAGCTTGTAGGAATCTATACATTAACACTAAAAATGCATCAAGGTTCTGCCTATTTAATTTCCCGACAGATGATTATGATATTGAAATTATTCATAAAGAGGAATTGAGAAGATATAAGGCGTGGTATCTATATAATAAAATCAGAACTTACAAGTTGTTTTCTTGGTGGGATTAGGTAATAGGCATCCATCATTCTTACATCGTAAGGTTTTGATAGGTAAAGCAGTCCAATAAGCGACCTTTTTTCTTTGGCTTCTCTCTGCTATGATTTATCTTTGCAACAAAAAAATATGGCATACAATTATGACGAAGAAAGCGTGAATGCCTTAATGAAATGGGCTGAGAACGCACTATTACCCAAAGAGGTGACATTAAGTGAGGCAGAACATATCTTTGACACCTCTCTGTATGTTAATGCGAATATCTGCGATATTAAGCAGCATTATCCGGATGCTTTCTATAATCTGGCCATTGATAGATTATATCGGTTGAAGGAATTTATTGAGTCAAACAATTAGCTATATAGAAATGACCTCTCCTATTTTAGATATAGAAAAAAGTAGCGTTGACAAATATTTGAGTAATATGGTTCAAGACTCAAATCATCGTTTTAAATCATGGGAATATTGCTATACGGTATTCGGTAATTCAGATTCAGTAGATTATTTATCTCTTCACCTTGCTTTTTATTTAGCGAGTTGGGGAATGTATAGAGGTAGTTGTGGAATACTTTGGAAAGATTATACGATTCATATGGATGCCGTAAACATAATAAGGAAATTTCATTCCCTAAGAAAAGAATGGTTTACAATGGATGATGTTTCTCAAATAATGGAGTTGTACAATGCGCTCAAGGATTACTACAGTAAAATCACATATTATAAACCGGAAAATAAGACTTCATCCTTAAACCTTGCTGCGACAGATACTCTGATTACTAAAATCATGTTAGGAACCATTGGCTGTGTTCCTGCATTGGATGACTTGTTTAAGCGGGCATTTCATTGTCAAGGCAAGCAGTTTGACGAAGAATTATTAAAGCGGATAATTGATTGTTCTCAGAGCAATAAAGATACAATACAGCAATGCCAAAGATATATTTCTGAAAGACTTCACTACCGCTATCCATCAATGAAAGTTGTAGATATGTGTTTTTGGCAAAAGGGATTCGATGATTTAAAAAACAGAGTAACCAAGAATGGCAAAATTAGATGAGGTTTTAAAATTAGTGAGATTATACGAAGAGAAGTATCGTCACCCAAGTCTTACACGTTTTTCAGTTAGTGACAAGTATGATTTGTTTCCTGGGAAAGAGAATATGGAAAACTGCTGGCTCCAATGCTACCATATGCCGATAGGCCTGGAGTCTATTTGATAATGGACGATAAGGATAATGTGTTATATATAGGTAAATCATCCGTTGCCATTGGCATTTGTTATGATGGTGAAGGGAAATGTCGGGTTAGAAACCCTTATTGGAGCACGTCACCTAAATATATTGTAGCTATTGCGGTTCCATTTGATTCGGCTTTTGAATGTGCTGCTTTAGAAGAATTCTTATTAGCCAACGTGCAGACGACTGATAATTCCATTTTTCAAAAATAAAAATGAATATGACTTTTGTTGAATAAAGCATGATTCTTTAATATTATGGCAGAACTCAAATATACGTATGCTCTTGATAAGAATGAAAATTGCATTGGTATTGAAAATGCTCAGAAAGGAATAGAATATCGATGTCCTCATTGCAAAGGAGAAATGGTTGTAAAAGAAGGTTCTATTAAAGTAAAGCATTATGCTCATAAGATAAGACCGCAAAACTGTAGCTATGAAACTTATCTTCATGCTCTTGCCAAGAAAAGATTTGAAGAGTGGTTTAATTCAGATGGTGCATTAAATATCTCTTTTAGAACAAAAGATAGATGCTCTAATTTTGAACATTGTCTATGGAATCATGATGACTATACTTCTTATTATTGTGAGAAAGAATCGAGCCGATCTTTTAACTTAAAGAATTATTACAATGTAATTACTCGAGAAAAAACATATAAAGGTTTCCGGGCTGATTTATTTCTTTCTGATTCTGAAAATAGACATGAGCCTATTTTTATTGAGATTTTAGTTTCACATCAATGTGAGAAGGAGAAGATAGAATCTGGGATGCGTATTATTGAAGTTGCTCTAAGCTCTGAATATGAATTAGACGATATTATAAGAAATGGAATGATTTCAGAAGATGAGACAACAATGTTTTATAATTTTAGGCGTAAAGATGGGATTACTAGAACATGTGGGATGCAACTCAATAAATTCGTATTATTAGAATCAATGAAAGGTTTATATAAGCGTATTAGTTGTAATGAATATACCCATCGATATTCATCTGCTATATTTGAGATTACATTCGATTATTATACTAATCGTACTATAGATCCTTTGACTTTTGGTTGGGTAATTGCCTATAAAAATTATGAAAATGTGAGAAATTGTTTCTTATGTAAATATTATAAAACGAATTATTATACGAGCGAGAGGATATGTTGTTTGTATAAGAAAAAAGGTATTGAAAGGCATTGCAAATCCAGTGAGGCTTTAAGATGTAATGAGTTCAGTATTGATAAAAATATTATAAATGAAAACTGTGATTATTTATCATATATTACATATAATATCTGGAAAAAAGGTATGGGGAATGAGGGAATAGATTATATAAAAGGAAAGGTAGCCCAATAAGCAGCCTTTATTTTTGCCTTCAGATTTCAGTAACAATTCATACCTTGTGTATGACATGTCGGGGCTTTTTCGTTTGCGTGCCCTTTCTTTTATAAAAATTCCCTCAAGTCACGTAGGGAATTTCAGAAAAGCAGTTGTCTTTATAGTAGAATCCGGTATATAGTGTTAGTATAGTCCTTCTTTCAGCCATTGCAGTTTCTTTATACTGGATTTGCAGAATGTTCCAACATTGTGTGCTCTAATTGATTGTATATATTGAAAGGAACATGCTGGACCTCAGCTTTTATGCGGCTGAGGTTTTGTCGGAGACAAGAGTGCGTTGTTGAACGTGCGATGGAAATATGTGTTTAACCAAATTATTAGTTATGAAAAAAGAGTTTTGTATGGTAATTGCATTTGCTATGGCTTTAGCCGGGTTATTTATGCTTATGTTTATGTCATTTGATTAGTGAATGTCTGTTTGTTGACTGTTTTATAGAAGGGGCAGCTTATTCAGCTGCCTTGTTCCATTTCCCAGGAATTAAGTAATCCATATTGTGTAATTATTCCCCATGTGTGGTACTCAGTTCCACATATTTCCACACATAATTATTCCTTCTTGTTTTTATAATATGCTGATGTATAATGTATTATGTACTGATGTACATCATGGCATATCGTTTGTTCTATAGTTAATACAAAAACTATATTTATTTACTTAAAACTTACGATTATGAAAAAAGTATTGGTAGCATTAGCAATGGTTATGGGATTAGGCAGTTCAGTAGCATTTGCTTACGTGGTTTCTGGAACACAGTCTGTAGAGCAAACTCAGCAAAATCCTCAGGATGAGTTCACAAAAGTGGAAGTAAAAGACTTGCCTCAGGCAGTTATGAATGTCTTGGCTAAGGACTATGAGGGGGCTGTAATAAAGGAGGCTTTCATTTCCGAGAAAGAAACCGGTAAGATTTATAAGGTTGTGTTGACCATCACCAAGGAAAATCAATCCACTGAAGAAGTGACGGTACTTCTGAATGAAAAAGGAGAAACTGTAGAATGAATGGAAACTCTGTAGTGGTTCGGCATCCATCTACAGAGATGATTTGAGATACTTTTATGTCTATCTCGTTAATGCGAAAGGGGCGGCTGAATAGTCGCTCTTTTTGTTTATATTGTAATAATAGTTCGTTTCTTTTTTGTCAGAAATTCCTATTATAGAGGGTTGTTTTATACAAAATAATGTTTATATTTGTATTCTAATCCCTATTGTATTATGAATGACAAACAACAACTTCTAATTGATTGTATTTCCCTTCTTCCCGTTATAGGCATTCTGGTTTTGATAACTGTTGCCAATGACCAGCTTGTTACTATGGTTGCTGCCTATGTGCTTTGCGGAGAACTCTTATGTGTATTGGTTAGCAGGATATTAAATTTGTACTATATTGATGTGGCTTTTGTTTGGTTGGGTGGGATTATGCTTTGGTTGTGGTATTGGTTCTGGTTGGAGTCAAGCCATGTAGTGATGGAGATTGTGGAAAAGGCAGTTGAATGAATCGCTTCTTTTTCAGTAAAAAATCCCCGTAGCTGCTCAACTACGGGGATGGTGTCAAATAACAGAGTATCAATATGAGATACTAAGTGAGCCTATTCCATTACAGATAAATCATTGTCAACTTCATACTGGTTACAGCCAAAAGCCGCACACATTAAAATAAAACGTTCTTTTATACCTAATCCAGTATATCTGTCTACGGCTCCACTGCCTTTTGCATGAAGTCCTGCTGCGTATTTATCTATCTGAACTTTATTCATTAAATCTACATGAGTTTTACGGGCAAGTTTACTGCTTGCAATCTCATATATGGATTTGTACTCATTTGTTTCCAATGCCGCACTAAACATTGCCACTTTCCGGCTAATCTCACAGTATTCAAGTAGTTTTTTTATTTGATAATTGTACCCGGTTTCACCATTGCCATCAGGATAATAGGGTAACAAAGCATTGCTTGGTAGCCTACCTTTATACTTCATAATAATATCATAAGCAATACGAATGATGGGAGTTTTTATCTCAGTGCGTATAAGTCCATCCTTGTGTGTTTTCTGAGGTAAATAATGAATGTAAGGTATTCCTTCTTCAATGCTGATATTATCAAAAGTGAATCGTCTGAAATCACCTATACGGCAACCGAAACAACATTGAACAACGAATACATCTTTTACTCGCTGCAATGTTTCGGGACATTCTTTGTGGACAACTTCATTGAATTCTGTTTTGGTGAGAAAGAAAGGCTCGTCATATTGTTGCTTCATAATGGACTCTTTTTCTTTTCCTATCTTGCGGAAAGGAGATACGGGAATAACATCATTACTTTCAAGCTCCACCATAAATGCTTGTAATAATAATAGTTTCTCAGCAATTGTATTCTGGCTTCTTTCCTTTGATGGTATATTCCGCTTATTCATTTCTGCGTACAGTTCTGGAAATTTTTCAACCAGAGTGTATTCTTTGCGTAGAAAATCACGAAAATTTAGAATATGTTCCTTATTGAATTCATTGACCGGCAACCCGTCAATGCCATTGATAATGAGGAATCGAGTCAGTTCCCTTATCACTACATCGTAATGTTTCTTTCTGCCGGGACCTATTACACCTGCATTTAGCCATCCGTCAACATAGCGTTGGAACATACTACACATGGATTCCTCTTCACTGCTGATGTTATATTTTTCAGGATGTAAGTGCTGGTCTATTAAGATTTCCAGTTTTTCACTGGTTAATTCTTTGTTGCTCCCATAAATGGATAAAATTAGATTCTTCCGTTCTTCAATAGATGTGTTAAATGATGTTCTTATGTCTAACTTTATAATACTTTTAGCCTTATATTTTTCAGTCTTGGCATCCCAAAGAGTAGGAGAGACCATAATATCTGATTTGTGGAATAACTGTACATTGCGTCCATCAGATAATCGAAATCTGACATTTACTTCTTTATCTTTCTTCCCAGTTCTTATAAATGCTTTTACTGTAGTCATATATTCTCTGTTATATCGGTTGTGCAAATATACATAAATTGCACAACTCAGTTCAAATATTGCACAACATAATGCAATGGCATGCAATATAATATTTTTATATTACTCTGATTTTTAATATAATGTTATATGTATTGGTTTTATAGTATTTTACATTCCGAATCGCAACGGAATCACAACGATAAGGCAAGTAGTCGATAAAAAGGCTGCTTGCCTTTCGTCGTTTAGCTGGGTATCAACGATTTACTACCTTGCCAATTTCGACAGAATTTGTGCAAAAAGTAGGTAACATAGCAGAAACACAGCTTTCCGTAGTTCCACTTTTCCGGTGGGTAGAAATAATTTAGAAAACAAAAATGAGTACGGTAAGAGTCATCCAGAACAAGCAGAGATTGACCAAAGAGGGCAATGCTCCGCTATATATAACCTTTTATCTCGGTAAGGAAAAGTTAATGCTTCCTTGCAAAGTGTCTGTACCTGTTGCTAAGTTTGATGAGAAAAGCGGACTCCTCAAAGGAAACAGTAAGGAAGCAAAGGATATAAATCTTATTGTGAGTAACCTGAAAGCACGTGTCAACGATATATTGGTGAAGTTCCGGCTGAGGAACCAGGCTTTGACAAAAGATATTTTCATGCGGGAGTATAACAATCCAAGTGATTATAAGACTTTCCATGATTTCGTGAAGGAGCATATGAAAACCTACAGCCGGCGAATAGAGATGGGAACGTTCAAGCATCATCTGAGCTGTATGAAAAAGTTCAAGGCATATAATGAACTGTTACAGTTCCGGGACCTTACTCCGGATTATCTGACTGACTACTTGATTTACATGAAAAAGGAGCTTGGAAATACGGAGATAACCGCACAACGTAATATGTCCACCATCAAGATATATGTCACTGCAGCCTACAGAAAGGGCTATATAGAAGAAAATCCTTTCCAGGAATTCCATATCAAAAGAATAAAAAGCGATGTGGACTATCTGACAGAGGAGGAGCTGATGCAGTTTGTGCAATTATACTATCAAAGAACATTGCCGGAAAAGCTTCAGCTGACCTTGGCCTTCTTTCTTTTCATGTGTTTCACGAGCATGCACATTACGGATGCACGTATGTTCTGTATCGAGCAGGTAAACAATGATGTGCTGACTTACTACCGTGTGAAGAACCGGAACTGTAAACCGGAACCGATAAAGATTCCGATGCCGGTACCTGCGGAAAAACTTCTGGAAGAATGGGCAGAGGGTAGGGAAGAAGGACGTCTGTTCAGGAACGTTCAATGTGACCAGGTCGTTAACCGACAGTTGAAGGCCATTGCCAAGGAACTTGGGATTAACAAAAAAATATCGGCCAAGACAGGAAGACATACGTTTGCAACTATTTATCTCCGGAAAACAAAAGACTTATCCAGCCTGCAAAAATTGCTTGGACATAGCAATATCCGGGAAACGATGATTTATGCGCACGTCATGGATGAGAGCAAGCGGGAAGGCATGCAATGTTTCAATAGCTTCACCCTATAATAGGGGCCAAAAGCCGTACAATCGTGCGGATGATTCATAATGTTTTATTTATCAAATAAATGCGGCTGCACCGATTTGTACAAGTTCGTACAAAATGAGGTGCAGCCGCACGAATTTATGCTCTCTCGTACATCACCCAGTAGGGTTGTCCTGCCAAATATTCTACATGGTACCCGGCATCAGACAGTTGTTTGGCCAGCGCCATCGGAGCGACATCGACAATGTTCGACAGCTCATATACCAGTTCAGCGGTGGTCTTGTAACATTTCTGTGAAGTGGTGCCGATGGGTGAATAGTTCTGGCCGATGAAGTTTGCTATGGCTTTCTGCCGTTCGGCTTGTTGCTTCTCCAATTCGTCTCGTTTGTCCGGTTCTTCGTCGTTTTGATAAGAACGGAATCCTATAGGCTTTTTCATTGGGCACCTCCTTTCTGATTAGGAATAAGGCCTAAAAATTCGGTACGGGCATTATGTAATGTTGCTAAAACATCCAAAAATGTTTTTGAATTGTCATAGAAATAACCACTGTATTCAAGAAGAAAGCCGATACTGTCATCCAACAATTCTGCAAGGGATGCCGCTCGATTATTTTGCAATTTCAATAAGCAATTAGATATGGAATCGTCAAGTACAATTCCATTAACGGTAGTATTATCCATTCTCACCTCCTTTCTGTTCCAGCATATTCGCCTTCTCACTAAATTGATAAATGGAACGTACCTTGCAAATATCGAGAAAGAATACCGTGTCCGGGCATCCACCACTTATGACATGGGCCTCGATACGTATGGTACGGTCATTGTCAATCAGGCTGGCAGTGTATTGCATACGTTTCATCTTCGGATGTTCGGCATTGATGCGGTTGACCACATCGCCTATTTCATGCTTGAGTGCATCCAGGGAAAGTTCATCCTTGATAAGAACATCTTTATACTTCTCTACATAATCAATAACCTTTTTCCATGCCCGGTTCTTGGGGGAATAGGTCTGCAGATGGTAAACAAAGAACATCATGCTTTGCCTCCTTTCTCATTAAAGGTGATGTTGACTGTCCCACCATTGACATAGATGGAAATGGATTTGTCACTACGTGCTGCACGGATACGTTTACGTCCGGCGCACAGTTCAACACCCAGCTGGGCAAACAGTTCTTGAACCTTCTCTGCGGATACATAGCGTCCGTGGGCGCTTTGATTTTATTTTTTCATACTGTTTGATTGTTTCGCTATAGGCAGAAAAACGGCTGCCATTTCCCGTGTCGCGAAACAATCAAACAGTTGTCACTCCGTAGAGCAAAACAAATTGATGGGAAAGGCAGCCGCCAATTTCGTATGTATCATTTTACTGACGTCAGTAAAATGGTCTATGTATGGGCATAAAAAAAGCCCATTATGTCATGAGCATTAACCGCGCTCTGCGTACATGACTAACATGTTTGATTATTTTGCGTCACAAATATGCGGGTTTATTTTGGAATGGCAAAAGAAAAGCGGAGATTTTTTGTTTCTCCGCTTTTAATGTCACATTAAAAAGTTATACTGGCAGACAACCCACCTGGTGATGCTGACATTTTCAAGTATTTACCAGCCAACCATTCATAACGCAAACTCGAAGCATACAGAATGACAGCAGCCGCTCCAAAAATGACACTGGTTCCGGCAACGGCCACTTCATAGTCTTTGCTGTTATTGAAGAACCAGATACCTCCACTGACAGCCGCACATGCTAAGGACGCTGTTTTGAATCGGGAAGATTTAAGCATCATGTGCCCAGCTTCAAATTGTGGATTCCCTACATCTTTTCTCAATTTTAACGACTGCATAAAAGTCATTGGCTGTTTTTCGGCATTTGGATTCTGCCCATCGACTCTCTCCGGATGTCCTGGAGGTATTTGCCTCTCGGTTGTTTCTGTGTTTCTACGATTTTCACGTCTCATTTCCGGACGTTCTTGTGCTAAAACAGTGTTTGCCACTAAGGACAGAACACAGATTAAAAATAAAACTCGTTTCATATTCAATTATTTATAGTATTTTTGCCAAAAAGAAAGTTATCATGAAATATACCGATAAAGATATACAGCAAGCTATAGAGCTTTCACAATATGCAGCCAATAAATGCTCTGAATTAGAGGATTACTCCATAGAGATGGAAGAACAGCTGTTTCGTTTACAACGGAAATGCAGTTTAATCAGAACATTGCAGATAACCACTCCCATAAGTTTGCTAATCGGTCTTTTGTTAGGACTCCTAATATAAAACCCACCGCTCCCCAAACAGCGCTGGCAATATTGATATAGTTTCCCCACAATGTCGTTTTCTTTATCCTGCTATCCAGCTCGTTTTCTTTTTCCTTCATCTCCAAATATTTGGCAAACCCCATTTTTACAGCTTTCTTGCCTTCGCGGGTCAAACAAATAGATTCAGTTTTTCCTTGTGCAGTAGAAATTAATCCTTCTGAATCTATGTCCGTTATAGCTTGCGTTATACGTTCCATATTATAACCTTTTTTTTGAAATTTGTCTTTAATATCCTTAGGATGAATAATGGTTTGTTCTGATATATATGTCAGAATGAAATCTTCCAATGAATTCATATCTAAAAAATCAATTCCTTATGCCGCGCGCCCACCGGAACCACCCGGAACCCGATTGAGTACGGGTTGCACGGCATAAGGAATTGAAACGTTTGGTTTATATTGGGCACTGCAAAGGTGTTAATTCTATTTCACATATCCAACAAAGAGATACAAAAAAGGCTTCCAACCCGTGGAAGCCCTCCTAATTGTCATTAAAAACCTTACGGCCTCGCGATTGACCGAGAAGTATTTTTCAATTCATTGGAATTTACATCATGCCAAGTGCACCTGACTTATGTCATTCAGAAAGCCATGCAATGCGCTTTCTATTTTTTCAACCTGAGCTTTACGTGGTTTTTTCAAACCTGATGCGTAATGTCCCAAGAGTTTCTGGTTGACCCCCGTTATACGCTCCAGTGCAGCCTTGGTAAAAATACCGTTATAATACTGGAGGAACGACTGTACATCAAAAGTCCATTCTACGGATATTTCTCCTTGTAATTCTTTAGGGACTGTAGAATTATGTTTTTTATACAGTTCAATGGAGGCAAGAAGATTCTCTTTTGTTTCCTGCACAGTTTCACCCTCTCCATAGATACCAGGAACATTGTCAGCCCACGCACCGAACAAGTCCGGTCCTTTTTCAATTGTCACTTTAAGTTTTCCCATAATAAAATCCTCCTTTCAAACATATAGAGAAAAGGGGGAGCTTATTCAAGCTCCATATCCCTGATAATTTTCTTTCTTAGTCCTTCACCCATTTCTTTGGCGCCGTGGTAGGGCACCGGGTATCTGATACCGTTCTTGTCTTCATAAATCCGATGGCTCCCGTCTCCTTCACCTTTTATCCAGTGCCATCCTCTTTTCTTTCCACGTTTCAGTATCTGACTATGAAATTCTCTTGATTTAACCAT